TTCTGTATGGGATTACCATTTCCTCTGTGAATCCCTCTGTGTATTCTTTAGTGTGACCTGGTACCTCGAAAGATACCAGGAATTTCCCTTTTGTTAGCATAGTTTTATTTCATTGGTTAGGATTCTTATATCGGTATACTGATTCATGTATTCCCTTTCTGAGGATATGTCTAAGCATTTACATGCTATATAGTGACCGTACATTGATATACCTGATGTATAGCCTTGGTCTTCGTTTAGGAAGTTAGCTAATGGTATCTTGTCTACTGAGCATATCTTCTGATGACCTGGTAAGGTTTCTGAATCTGTATATCCTACAAAGTCATAAATATCAGTATTATCTGTCATGGTAGAGAATATTTTGATTAGCCAGTTAAAGTCCTCTAGAGGTACTCTGTCTAGCCATTCCCATCCGATTGGGTATTGGTTTACTGTTATGATTGGTTCCATATTATATGTCTTTTATGTCAGTGGTAGTTTGAATGAATTTTATCTCTTGGGATTCAAGGTGAACATATTCGAAGTATTCTTGGATTTCCTCAATGGTGTTGAATACCCTATCTGAGGCGTATACTCCATTTACTGCAGCTATGATTTCTGATTTAGCCCTGTTTAGGTTCATCTCCATTGAATGATACATGTACTATTTTGGTGTTTTCTAGTAATCCATCTAGTTGTACATGGGATAAATAATTGCGAATAGCCGTATGAAGTTCTTCGGTAATCATAATGTTATTTGTTTATGGGTTTAGCAATTACTGATATGAACCCTTGTGGATATAGGGTATACATAATCTGATAGTTCCCTGTGGGCAAGAAGACTTGCATTATGTTTGCAAGTAATGGGTAGATTTTCCATTGGTTTTCCTCTAGAAAGTTATTCCAGTCATCGGATTCTTCTGGATAATTACCCGATAGTTGGATATGGTACTGTTCCTGGTCAGCAATAAATAGGTTAGTTACTACCTGTATTTCATCTGATTCCTTTTTGTATTGGGTGATTGGATACCAGATGCCTTCGGTTTTCCATTTGTTTAATTGGTTAAGCAATTCTGATACCGCAAGTTGTTGAAAAATTTCTGTTTCTCTGTGGTCTGATTCCCATTTTTCGATATCATTGTAGATATTGGTATATTGGGATATCATGTCCTCATCTTGTTCATCGTCTTGGATAAATTCCCGGAGATGTTTTTTGAGTCCGGTTATGATATAATCCTGATGTTCTGGGGTTAATTGAAGGATTCCGAATAAGATAGCCTCTACCTGTGAGGGTGAATAATCGTAATATTGGTCGTCGGCACCCTTTGTTAAGTCCATGTGAGAAATAATGTTTTCCCTGAGATTTTCGAAGAGAACTTCCTCTGAAGCATATGTGATGATATATCCTGAGATATAAGCAGCAAAATGTTCATCCTCTAAGTCGATTGAGTAAACTTGGATATTGGTAGCTTCCTTGTTAATGAAAAGACCATCGGAGTAATCATAAGTATAAATGGGGTGGGAAGCAAGCAGTTCCCGGATGGCCTCTAAATTTTTTAATTCTTTCATAACGTATCTATATTAAAATTATTTGAGAAATATTTCTCATTGCAAGTATACAAAATTATTTCTAAACTTGTTTTTATAACTACTTTTATTTTTATAAATAGGGAGGTTCTGGGAGGTATTTTGAGTGCCTCCCAGAGGGTTTTGTTAATATTGCCCTGTCATAGTAATGATAATGAAAAGGGATTCATCATTGAAATGTACCTGGATAGTATCTCCATATGAGTTTGACATGTAATGATGATTAGGGTTAAGTTCTTTTAATGGGTGATGTTCATCCCAATGAGAATTAATGAATTCTATCACGTATTGTTCAAAAGCATCGGATTCTCTGCAGTAGGTTTCTACCTTTTCGTCATCGTCTATAGGATACTCCCGGAATTGGAGATTGAGAGTTCCCATGTATGATTCATCCGGATTTGAGATTTCGTTAACTGATTGAGCAGTGTAACCAAAAGCATCAAGAGTTCCATCAAAGTAACCCATAATGTGATTTGAGATTTCGTTAATAGTTGTCATAAGAAATAAGTTTTGTGACCCCGTTCAAGGTCGGTTAATAATTATATTTATTTTTCTCTTATGCAAATATAGAAATAATATTTTAAATATGCAATAATTAAGGGAGCCCCGATGTTAGTGTTTCTGAACTCCCTGAGGTATATTAACTGATTGGGGGATTAGTATAATTCATCGGCCAGTATTGGTTCCTTAGGCTTATTTAATTTCTCCTTAGAACGTCTGGTAGCCCAATTCTCGTAGGGTTTGTAACTAAAGGTACGAGTTGTTTCATCGTATGCAGCATATACCATTTGTTTACGGGATATTCTCCTCCCGTAAGTTTTCTTAAGATTAGCAAACCAATCTAGATACTCCTGTAAAGAGTTAAAGATTTCTTTGTGCCCGTCTAAATCATTTTTAGGACGGGTTTTCCATGTTGCTTCTATATAGCATTGGTGTAAAGTGATTGAAATAAAGTATCGGCACCAGCTACCACCAAAGATAGTGCCCGTGGAGAATTCTATCTCCCGAGCAACTAATGGACTAACGTTATACTTTGTCATGCGATTGAGAAATTAAGTTGGAAAATCCAGTTGTTTCTATCGAGTTGATTGAATGATATGAACCTCCCATCGTTATCGGTAAATTCATTCATGAATTGAACTGCAGCAGATGCTAATTGCCCCTTATAGGGATTAGTATCGGCAGTTATTATTGATTCGAAAATGAAAGAATAATAGGTAGTATCATAGATTTGTACCTGATTAATATCCAAGCAATTGAGTTTGTAATCATCCTCTAGTTTGATTAAGAGTCCCATTAGGAAATTAAGAAGACTACCCTGTTCATCAGAGTCAAGTTCAAATGTAGATTTCTTTTCTAAGAAATTGCGAACTACCTTATTTAGTTCGTCTGCCTGATTGTAAGTTACTGAGTTCGTTTTCATATTTTTGTCTATTTTAAAATTGATATGCAAATATAAGCATTTTTATTTTTATAGAAAAATATATCTAATTTATTTTTAGGGAGGCTGAGGATGTGTACACGCTATGAAAGGCAGTCTAATCCACTGCCTTTCAATTATTAAGGTAATTGGGGAGTTAGCAAATATAGAGCCTCTCTTATAATTGAACTCTCCATAGGTTCTAAAGAGGGTTCCTTGTTCATTAGTCCACCTTTCTTCTTTTCGTTTTCAAATACTTCATGTATGGCTTGCTTTAGTTTAGTAGCTAATACCTCTGATAACTCCTGAGATTTAAGAGAGATAAGTAACCCTTTTCGTATTTTCTCAATATCTTGGTCATTCTTAGTAATGGGTTTTGCTTCTACTAATTCTTGTATACCCGAGGAATATTCATCTAACCGTTCATATTCCAAATGTTGTAGGTCATTAATGAAGATACTGAATTCATCGTAAGTAAGTCTAGTATCAAAACCTACCCCATGGTATAGTTGTACTAAAGGTGTAAGGATTCTCCTCAATGTATTGAAATCCTTTAGGTGGTCTAATTCTATTTCGGACCTAATAGGTACTTTATATACCTTTTCACCCTTCAGTACTACTAACAGAACCATTAGTCTTGGTGGTAGTCTTTTCTCGTTCATAAGCAAGTTTTTGTATTACAAGTTGTACATAGGTATTTCTTTCCTTATATATGAACATTACCGAGAGAAGTATCTCATGTTTCGGTAATATCATCTGTATGAAATTGCCTGGGGCAATTACTGTAGCTACTACTGGAGAACCCTCCTGAGAGAAATTGTCCAGTATCATTTCTGCCCTCTTAATGGGTTCTGGTTTTGTTGGGTCCAAAGTTAGGACTGGAGCAGTTATACATTCCTTGATACCTTGTGTTAAGGCATTATATAACCATTCATCTTTTATATCCTCTACTTGGAGGTTTTTCATTGTAATCATATCCTAAACCTATTTAGAGTCCATACACCCAGGATATTAGAGAATACCCATAGTTCCCAGTTTTTGTAAAAGTTATAGGGTTTACTGAATTGAGATGTTTGAAATATTATCTGATTTGGTGTTCTAAATAACATTTCTGCATGGCAAGTTAATACTCCAGAAGATAATTGAGCTTTAAAAGCTTTAATAATATCTTCATCACTTTTAGTCTCTAATGAGGTAAGCAATTTAATAAATTCTACCTCTACACCTTGAAACATGTAAACATGTCTGAAGGCAAACTTTTCTTTATTTTCCATATTCGTCATTTTTAGATAAGAACTCTTGAGCTAGTTCATCTTGAGTTCTTTCGATTATGTTCTTTACGATTGTTTTATTTTCTACTCTAGCCCACATACATAGCATGCCCAATTGAGCATCCATATAGCAATCTATAAGAGAGGGGTCCTTTCTAAATACGTCCCATTGTTTTACGAAATTGGTTCGAACCAAATCCCTATAACCCTGGTCTGATATACCTTCTTGGTCTATATAAGCAGATACCCTTTTTCTTACTTCTAAAAGGATTTTCTCTAAGCTTTCCGGTAATCTGAAATTTTCTGGTAAGCTATGATATACCAGAGCATTTGGTATCAATTCCTCAAAAGTGAACTGATTATCGAATAGTTTCTTTGGGTATCTACCTGAAAATATCAAGGGTATCTTATACCTTATCAATGATGGTACTATGTCGTATATAGCATAATGTTTCCGATATTCCTGATAGACATCGAAATATAGATTCTCATCGAATATACCAGATTTCCTCATTATTGCCTGTAAAGTATTATAAGCAGCATTGATATGAGTATTACTCAATTTGAATACTAAGTTGCCATTTTTAATGGAAATGAGTTCACTACAGCATCTCTTTCGTCTAAATAAGTTCATGTGATTAAAATGTAAAGTCAATGTATATTTTCCTTTTTCCCTTGAGAAATTTTTCGTGATTTGAGTCATCATACTTATGGCAAGCATAAGTCTTAGATGATTTATCATAATGGTCTCTTACCCATACTGGAGCAGTATCAGTTGGTTTTAATTTAAAGTATGTACCCTGATTAACCTTGTTAACCTGAGTCTCTTTGTAAGATGTCTTTGGTAGTTCCATATTTTTGTCTATTTTAAAATTGATATGCAAATATAATTCTTTCTTTTTAAATATGCAATATCCGGATATAACTATGGGAGCTTACTATTTCGGAGGAATTGAGATGCAAATGAGCCATCCTCTTTTTCTTCTTCCTCAAAGTTTTCATATTGATATAACTCTGGGTCTTCTTCGTCTGGGTCTATACGCATTTCGATTTCTCTACGTAGTTCATGATGTTCTTTAGAGAATGAAGACATAGCTCCCTTATAATCATCAGTAATTTGCATTAGCTCTGCTTTATTAAGGTTAAGACCCTCTTTACTTGTATCTACTCCTTCTTGTTTAGTAGCAACTACTTCAGGTAGAGACTTAATGTCATACCTATCCTCCAATAGTTTAGCCTCTTCTGGTTTATCTAATACCCTTTGTGATTCCAATACGATTTGACGTGCCTCTTCAATGGTGATTGCATTTTGCTGTGTTACGTTGTTCTGTTGATTAAATTGGGCAAAGATATTTGTAGTACTTCCTCCAGTAAGATTACGTACTATTGATTGCAGAGATGTAGAGGATTCAAGCTTTAATTTAAGGGCCTTTCCCAGCTCGGCAGATATAAACGGTACGTATTTCCCTCCCTGAGATTCTCTTAGGATATTAACCTGATGGGCTATTTCCATACGGTCTTCTAATGCCCATGCTAGTTGTTCTCCCATTAACGCTTGAAGTAAATCTTCTGCTTTTTCTTTATCCCATATTCTAGAGCTTAATAGCCTATCTCTCATAAATACCCGTATGTAGTTAATATCTATACCCATACGGTATGAGAATGTATTGATATCATAGGTGATACCACATAATACACCATTACCCATCAGCCATTGATTAATAATGTAGTTGTGTATCTTTATCAGAAGTTCATCATTTGGGTTCTTCTGATATTCTAATGCCATTGCAGTAGTCCCCATAGGTCTTGGGAATCTTACCATTTTATTTTCCTTTTCTGACATACAAATGAGATTTTCTGATATCGGAACTTTCATCATAACCCATATACTCTAAATCGAACCTTACATACAGATTCAAAGATAGGTTATAGAAATATCCCTTATATTTTTTCTTACTTACTAATAAATTAAAAGGTTCACCAAAGATTAGGTCCCTGGTGAATACTAAATTACCTTTCCCAGTGATGGGGATATTAAGGCAAAGTTTATAATCTCCTACCTTAAATTTATTCCCATGCAGGTCTGTGATTTCCCTTGCCATAGTTTGCCTTTTTATGGTTCGTAGGTTTTTTGTCTTGTTTACTACGGTTATTGGTTATCCCCTTTTGCTCTTCGATTAATTTCTGAACCTTTGGGAATAACCTTTGCCTTAAAGGAACTACCTGAGTAGCGAAAAAGGCATTCCATAATTTCTGAGTTAATGGTTCTCCTATTTTAAGTTCTGAGATTGCCCAGAATTTAGTTTCGAAATTCTTAACTATTTCCCTAAATCGGTAATAGTATATATTGCCAGTCTTTTTATCTATCCCAATTGTAGTGGTTTGGCAATAATCTAGAAATTCTTTACCTAATTCGGATATAAACTCTTCCCTTTTAAAATCATAATTCTCTTGGTCGAGCTTAAATAATTTTACGTAATCGATTGCTTCCATATAGATTTAGTTTGTGATTATTAAACGAGGTATACTTTCATCTGTAATTTGAAATAAGTACCCTCTTACATCATCCTCATAATAAGAGGACCAATATGTTCTTCTAACTCTGAAATTATCAAGAATTGCCCCTTTGGGTACTCCAGTAATAAATAAGCAATGCTTAGGCATCATTGGGGTAATCTCAAATTTCCCATCCTTGAAATTACCATAGGTACCGTAGTCGGGCATATTACCCGTAAATCCAGTATTCTGTAATATGTCTTGAACCAGAGTGGTTTGGGGTATTTCCTTTTGGTTACATTCTATGGTTAACTTCGATTTGCCTATATATAGGTCTTTAACTATTTCTCTAAACATTTGTATACGATTATATGGGTAATACCATTTTTCTTGAAGTAAAGGTTATTCTGTGAACGTTCCTCTAACTTCTTTAATTCTCTTCGAGATTCAGTACAAATTCTATCAGATTTCCTTAATATATCTGATACATTATCCCAGATGGGTGCCATTGGTTCTACTGGCCCTGAATAGATAACCTTATGTTTAGTTTCTATTTGGGGATATTTAGATTTATACTGATATTTGCCTTTGCAGTAAAGTACGTTATACTTTTCTGGTTCGTTTCTTTTTTTGTTTTCCATTTTTGTTAGGATTAATGTAATCGGATATTTCATCAAGTTGCCCTAAAAGCAATGCCTGAATGAAAAGGTTTATAGGCCTGAAAAAGAAATTCCTTACGTTATCAGTATTTATATACCAATCGTAAACGATAAAGAACTTCTTAATCTTGGAGTGCTTAAGTGAATGTTGGATTAGATAGGACTTACAACATCGTTTATGTAATTCTACCAATTTTTTGTCCTGCTTAAGCATCTCTTTATCAGAGAAGATAGTGTAATCCATTTTGTATGAATTGAGATGCCCAGGTAATTACCTGGGCACCTGGTTAATAAAGGTTTATGCAACTTGTTCTGGTTTGAGGACTTTCTTTCTAAAGTCCTCGTATGCTTTAGCAGCAGCCTTGAATTCCTTGGAGTTCTGGTCCTTGATACGAGCCATTGCAAGTTCCAATCGATGGAGTTCGTTTCGAGTTTGTTGTCTCCATTTCTTCCGAGCAAGTGTATCAACTACATCGGCAGGGTATACGTATTTAACTTCCCGATTAGAAATTACCTGTTCGATGATGGATGGTTTTTGTTGTTCCTTAACTTCCTTGACAACCTGTTCCTTTTTGGAAGTTTGGGTTTTGGGAGAGAGTTCTACCAATTTGGCATTGGCAAAATTAGTGGCAGCTTCTTGAGCATCTTGTACCAATTCCTTTTTAGTCTTTTTGGCCTTAGGAGCAGAAGCCTTAGCAGTCTTAGAATTTTTAATTCCTTCAAGTTGTTCGGCAACCTTAGTTGCAACCAGGTTAGTAACCTTTGTTTCATTCTTTTTCATAACGTCTATATTTAAAATGTTAGTAAAATGATTAATTTCTTTTTCTGATACAAATATAAGAACTTTATTTTAAATAGAAAAATTTTATTTGAATTATTTTCTATTTGCTCGGGTTAATCGGCTAGGAAGTCGAAGATTTCTGGAGGATAGTTAATTTCATCCTCTGGATCATTTATGTAATCTTCATAATCCTCGTTATATTTATCGTAAATGTTATCTTGTGATGTATTGTGTACCCTTGTACATCTTTCAGGATATTTCTTTACGAAGTCATAGGCTTCTTGAGTATTCATTACCTTGTCTGAGGTAAATTCGTAGGTTACATAAGAATAAGTTTCACCCAATCTAGAAACTTCATATTGCTGGTATCCAGATTTCTCAATCTTATAGATTTGATTTTCTGGAATCGTTTCTATTTCTACCCTATATTTATACCATTGCTTCTTCTCTTCTTTTGGTTTAATGCCCATGCTATCTTGAAGAGAAATTAACTTGGTTATGGGACTTTCAAAACGAGAAGGAGCAGTGCTCACTTCTACTGGATGAGTTTTATTCTCACCAATAAAGTAAATCACTGCCCCCAGGGTTACCAGGCCCAATATGAATTTAGTTTCTGAGTTCATAACCTGTAGTTTCGAATTTATTTTTAATGTTCTTTGCAAGGTATTTACCTTTTGATTCTGCTTGATGTAAACCGTTGCAGATTTCATAAGGTACATCATCATAGCTATAAACTCGATTACCTTTAAAAGCAACCCAAAGTTGTTTTTTCTTTGAGTCATAACCAAAGCCCTCAATGTTAGAGGATTCGCAAGGAATCATTTCGACTCCGGTGTTCATTTCTACTGATTCTAAGTATTCGTTCTTTTCCATGTCTATATTAAAATTTTAAAAGTGTTAGTTCTGGGTGGAATTTGAGATTTGCCCTCTGGAAGATTGCCCAGGTACCAAGTACTCCCTGAGAATTAGTATGTACCCATTCATCTTCCATTCTGAATAATATGTGAGAGCATACCAGCATTTGGTATTCACTTAGTATATTTATCAGTTGAGGAGTATTCTCGATTTCCACGTATAATTCAATGTGCTCATCTAGTGCTCGAATTATTTCATCATCCTCAATCTGAAGGAGTTTTTTGATTAAGTCTTGGGCAATATCATTCTCATTTTTAACATCCTCTTTGATTGAGTTGAGTGATTCAATTTGAATACCAGCAATGAGCTTTACGATGTCTTTTGTTTCCTTGTCCATAATTAAATTTTCTTTATGCAAATATACTAAAATTATTTTATATAAAATACTCTTTTAATAAATACAGAGGTAAGTGTTAGCGGTTCTTGATTTCTTCCATCTTTTCCTTTATGGAGTCTGGAAATATAGCATCGTTTACCCATCTTAGGAAGAATTTAGAAGGCTTCTTTTCGGGACTTAAAAGCAATTGTCTCTGTTCAGTAGAGAACTTAATCCTTTCGGATTCTAACATATACTTTGGAAGTTTAGTGAATTCTGCCTGAGAGAAAGAGATTACGTTCTTACCAACTTGGGCCCTTAATGGTTTCTTCCTTTCTTTATAAAGATAGGGGATAATCTTTTTCGAAGGTCCCCCAAGGATGCTAAAACCAAAGATTACCATTGGGTCAAATTTATCTGCTTTTGGGTCCTTAGCCCGTTTGATACATCTTGCCATCCAGGAGAATGAATTGGGATATTGCTTATTGTCGGTTGCTTCTCCAACATCTTTTTTATTAAACTCAAATCCAGGAAAGTGAAATAGAAAATCTTCAGTAAGGATAAATACAAATCCCAATCCCCTAAGATATTTAATGATATCTTGTTGGCTTTTACCCTCTTCAATCATTTTCTCTACATCTGCAAGAATGTCCTCCCTTGGTGATCCCAATTCCTTAGTTGTAGACCCTGCAGGTCTTCCTCTGCCAACATTAGGTGCCTTAGCAGGCAATGTACCAGATAACCTATCTAAGTATTCTTTGAAGTTATCAATATCTTGTTTATTAGTAAGAGTTACTTCTACTCTTATGGGACCGTTATGCTGTACCTTTGGACCTGAATTCATCTCGGTATAGGCATCTACCAACCTATCGGATAAGGGAGTACCATTCTCTGATAGTGTAGTGATTCTAAGTTTTGGTTTATATACTTCTTGTTCCATTTTCGACTTAATTAGAAAATAAAAGGCCTGAACAATTTTTATATTGCCAGGCCTTCTACCATTATTAACGAATACTCAAAAATATGATAAGTAAAAGTAAAAAGTGCTCTTATTAATCTTCTTCTTTAGCGGCCTTCTTTTTCTTCTTGTCTTTGGCCTTCTTATCTTTCTTATCGGAAGCCGGTTTTTCTTTTACCTTTTCTTCCTTCTTTTTCTTAGTTTCCTTTTCCTCCTTGGGAGCCTTACCTGAAGCAAGTTTTCTTTGCTCCATACGGTATTTTTTCTTCTCAGCCGAAGTCATTTCTCTGCCATCGATGAGAGGATAATCGTATTTGGTAGCTGTTCTACCACCATTTCCTTTCTTTTCCTTTTTCTCTTTGGCAGCCTTCTTCTCAGCTTTTTCCTTCTTCTCTTTTTCCTGGAGTTTTACCAATTTCTTGTTGTTCTCTTGGTCAGCTTCAGGATAGGCAGCAGCAACTTTGTCTCTTTCCTTATTGAGCTTGTTTACAAGTTCGGTAACCTTTTTACCATGTTTCTTGTCTTTGGTCCAATCCTTAGTAGGGTCCAACTTGTTCTCTTTAAGGTAAGCATCCAAAGCTTTCTTAGCCTTTGTGAGTTCCGGAGTCTTGGATTCCGATTTACTCTTCTTTTCTGTTTTCTTAGCCATTTTCATTTATATTAGGTGAATAATTGAATTTCCTATTTACATAATACCATAGTTATACCTTCCTAATTTGGGTTGGGATTTCTTTAATTTCTAGGATTTCTAAACTGCATTGTTTTAAAACTGCCTCGAGTTGAAGTATATCTTCTACCTCTTTCTGAGATAAGTCCGTAAAAGTTTGTTCAAAAGTTTCTTTCTGTTCCCCCCTTATAAAATTAAATTGGGCAACAATATAAGTCCCATGAAGTTTTTTATTCAGGGCTCCTTTAAGAGATATGAGTTTTCTTTTCAGATAATTACTCTTCAACCTATGGGATTGGTATTCGCCTTTCTTACCCTTACTAAGAGCTACCTTTTTAAGGTACGAAACATAATCTAATTCTCTGAGAGTTTGATTAATGTTTCCCACTAATAATCTTAAGTCTTTTTCCATTTGGGTCTTTGCATTACTTGGTTAGATACTTCCTGAGTTTCTTCTGATAGCATTTCTCTTGCCTCATTTATTATATTGATGGCAAGTTCCCTTTCATCTGGTCCCAGGTTTAATTCTTTATCTTCTAGTGCATCAGTATAAGTATTTATTAGATTATCCAATGCAAGTATTCGAATATTCTTTCGAATTGCTAATTTCTCTTCTTCCATGGGTATAAAAAATTAAAGCCCACTACCTTCACAGGCAATGAGCTTTTGGCTGAACAACATCCTAAGTGTAGATGTTATTCATATGAACTTAAACTCTAAATTTATATAGCAGACATATTAGATAGTAGTTAGTAAGTTAGAGTTTAATCTTCTGATTCTTCCTCTTCTTCTTCCTTAGCCTTTTTGTTTTTCGGAGAACAAATAACGCCATGTCCTTTCTTAGACTTAACGGTAAGAGTTCCCGGAACGAATGAAACTGAAGTTGATACCGGTTTGCCATCCGTAACCAATACAGAAGTAACCACTACACCCTGATAGCCTTCCTTGTTCTTTACAGCATAACCAAAGTTCATTACCTTGGATTTGTCGTTAATGGCAATAACATCGATTTGCTTGCTGTTAGGGCGTTGTTCAGCCGGCCGATTCTTAAGTGCCTCTTGACGAGCCTTACGTTTAGCTTCTTTTTCGGGGTCTTTTTCCTTATCCCCTTTCTTCTTGGAGTCTGATTTCTTTGTTGCCATAATTTTTAATGTTTTATAAGTTAATGGTTATTATAAGTAAACTTCTACGTTTATTAATAGTTGATAGTAAAGGTAGGGAAATTTCCCTACCTTCTTTTAAATCTTGAATACGGTTACCAGATTACTTTTTCCCTTTCTTGCCTTTACCTTTGGCTTCTTTCTTTGCCGGCAATTTGAGACCGAGTTCTTTAGCGATTGCTTTACGGAGTTTTTCGATGTCGTCTTCATCATAATCGTCTGGGTCAGTTTCAAGGTCTTTGTCGTCGCAGACATCCTCAAGTTCTTCGAAGTCCATTTCGGCAAGTTCTTCACCGGTCAGTTCTTCCTCTTCTTCTTCCTCTTCGGAATCATCATCATCATCATCATCATCATCATCATCATCATCTTCCTCATCGTCATCATCCGATTCCTCTTCTTCTTCCTCTTCTGAATCATCATCATCATCGTCTGATTCTTCCTCTTCTTCTTCTTCCTCGTCATCGGATTCAGAACCAAAAAGGTCTTCGGCTTCTTCGGCAGAAAGCATGATAGGAGCAGGGATAATCTTTACTGAGCCGTCTTCGTACTTAATGATGATTGCACCATTGATTTCTGTTCTGGAAACTTCTTTCAGTTCCACTTCTTTTTTCTTCTTAGCCATTTTCGTAATGTTTAAGTTGGTTAATAATTTATTTATATCACTCTGTTATAAGTTTCTTTACCAGTATGGATTTCTGAGTATACCCAGATTTTAATAATTCCTCCTGAGCAATATTGAATTGTTTTATCTCATCTAGAGTTGTCTTTAATTCTAATTGAGATTCAATTGTTATTGCCTGAGAGGCAAGTTCCTTGTCACCTTGATAAGTGACTATCTTAAACTTCTTACCTGCAAATGGGTTTGCTGGTTGATGTGCTGTGATTTTAAAACCTTCGTTATTATTCATTGCTATATTTAATTTTAGTTATCCCAGGAATACCCACCTTCCCAAATACTTCGGTATAGGATTTGTATTTCCCTTTTATCATTGTTTTATAGTTATCGGATAATCGAATTGGGTAGACCCATATTTTATTTTCTATCATCCTATTTGTCATTATATAAGCATAAGACCTTCTAAGTTTAATACTCTCTAATGGAACAAACCCTTGAAATAATAAAGACTTCTTAATAAACCTTTCTTTAGGCAAATACCCTAAAAATTTAAGTGATGCCTCATCGAATATTTCGAGCATATCCCTTTGTGCTTTGATAAATAGTACCTTTTGTATTGGGATGTTCATCCTCTTTCTTAAATATAAAGCCAATGAACTTACCAATGGAGGATACTGCAAGAATAACAGATTGAATTTATTTTTCTCCTCTTGACTCAGCCTGTTGTAAATCCTGTAGGATAGCAAGATTGATTTGTAATCTCTTTTGCCTTGTATACTTGGGAGATATGCCTTGCCGTTGTCCATAGAGTTTGATTGAGTACCTTTCATTGAATTCCTTTTTTCCTTTAGACTTAAAGACTCGGTGCATTTGTACCATAAATCTTCTTCGTCGGTGTTTATCTATGTGATATTCATCGGGCATTATGAACTTCCTTGCTTTTACGAATTTACCCTTAAACCAGAATTTAGTACTACCCTTTTTAAGAAGTTTACCATTCATATCGGATAATTCTCTAATGCCTTGTTTTATAAGTTTCCTCCCAGATATTATATGGATATACTGAAGAACATCTACACCATAAAGATAAACTAAGGTAACCTTTACTTGATGTCTAGTAAAGTATGGTATACCGGTTAGATGTTTCCTATATAATTTCTTTTCAGTAACAATCTTATTGGTAGTATCTGGTCTCCAAGTCCATATATAATATCTATCTGGTCGTATGGGTCCATTGTTACTTTCCTTTAGCTTTACCATTTATATCCCTCTTTGCCATTCTATACCAAAGATTGATAGATTTCTCATTTGCTTCGGGGAATTTCTTTTTCATTCTCCGAATAACTCTATCAAGTTCAAAACCTTTTGCAGTTAATTCGAATACATAAGATTTCTTTGTACCCTTGATAAGATTAAATTCATCCCTCTCTCTTGGTGGTTTCTTTTCTCGAGGTTTCTTTATTCCGGGAACTCGTTTTGTTCTCCTTTGCCCATTTTCCCCCTCTTCTCCGAGAAACCCAAGCCTTAGTCGAGAATTCCTTAATGGGTCATCTTTTGAATACCCAATAGTTTCCAATTGCTTATCCATCCAATCGTCATATTTATCAATTAACGATTTATCGGGCTTCTCTTCTGATACATTGATATAATGTAATAAGTCAAATACCCCAGCAGAACAAGCATCAGGGAAAGGCATCCCTAATATTATTGCCTTTCTCTTTAAATCCTTATAAGTCATGTTTCTCCCAGAAGCACCAAGGAAATTTGATTTCTCCTTGGATGGAGCTTTCATGTCTTTTCTACTCTTTTTTGCCATATCATTAATATTTTAAAGTATTCATTTATTTTCTTTGCAAATATAAGAATAAATAATTTAATCTTATCTTATTTCTCTATTTATTTTTATAAAAATCCGAGGTTTTTGCTCGGTTCGCAGCAGTGGATTTAGGTTTTTTAGGCTTTCTCTTGATATGTGTGTTATAAGCCATATCCAATTTCTTAATATTGAATTCTATGTTGTTCACTTGATTATAGTTTACTGCTCTTTCCACACAGCAACGGTACTCTGGCCAGAATTTTTGTCCAAGCTTAACAGATTCGGTTTTAATCATGAACTTAGATACCATAAAACCAAAGGTATCAGCATCATCTTTAGTTTTAAATACATACATGTAGAATCTACTAAATTCATCTACTGCTTCATCCAAAGGTCTTACTGGTAACAATAGATAACCATCGGTATATAGGTCCTCAGATATTAAAGCTACCCAATACTTTTTCTTTCCTGGTTTTACTTTATACCTAAACCTTTCCTTGAGTTTATTGTGCATCCAATCCGGTACTCTATTAAGAAGATACTTGATATATATCTTATCCTTCTTATTCGACCGCCTTTTAAATGCAGATGGCTGTTGTAGCATCCTTGGAAGTATTCTAAAGTTATTCCACCTATCAAATTCAAGAATTAATCTTAGAGTGTCTATGTCCCATTCATCATCAGACTCCTTTAACCTCTTCATGTTTCTCTCTATATTTTTAGAGTTTACCTTTGGGAGTAATTGAGCTGAGTCTCCTGTGAATAAGCTTGCTTCTTTTCTTTTTAATCGTTTCTCTAAACATCCCTCCATATAATCTTGGAAATTCCTCTCACAGGGGCAATCTGGTCGAAAAATAGAAGTGTGTTTCTCAAAAAAATCCGAGAATAGCCTAAAGAATTTCTCTGACCGTTCCCGGATTTCAAGATACTTGTAATGAGATAACTTTAAAATTTCACCAGCTTCCCATGAAGATTTACTTTCTGATAGTTGAAGGAATAATGATTGTTGTTCTTTATCAATTAAACAACTCCAGGCTTTTTGTTGAGCTTCGTTCATAATATTAAATTCTCCTATATCTCATTATACTATCAATTGCTTCATTGGTTATCTGATTAGGGTCATATTCCCCAGAATTAGCATAAAGCTTATCTGGGTCATGATTTAAATATACACTATAGATAACGTTGTCAAAAGGTAACCATACTTCCATTCTTCCCATTTCAGGGTATATAAGAACTTTTACTCTTTTACAAAGATGGTCAACCTCTAATACTGTAGCATCTACTCCCTCATAAGGATAACCCCGTAATACTAAGTAATCTCCAGGCTTTACATTGACTAAATCATCTACTGAAAACTTCTTATTCTCTCTAGCAATACGTTTAAATCGCCTTACTTCTTTTCTACTACAAGTAGCCACTAAAGAGAAATCATCAAAGTCTTCTGCATTGTCAATCCTTACCTTTTTCTTTCTTGGGTGCATTGTCTCGGTATTACGTAACCAAGTTCTGATACCAGATATATTCCTACGTAACTTATTAAGAAAGGGCCTTGAGAATGCTAATTTAGTGGGCATTCTCATAAAACCATAATTGAATAATACTGGTACTTCTTCGAATACCATCTTACCCTTTGTGGTTTTTCTTAATACGTTTACCATAGGAATAATTGCCTTGATTTGGTCATACCCCTTTTCTTTAAGTTCTTTATTGATTTTATCACAGTACTTCCTTTCAAGGTAAAATATACAATATGAGTATGGGGTATGCTTCTTCATGAGTTACCGATTTTTAAGAATTAACTTAGCTTGTTTATGTACTAACTTATAGTTTACATTCTTCAGTATATCACTAGCCATGAATACATAAAGAATCTCATCTATCTTTGGTACATCGATTACCATAATATTGGCTTTATCAAATAGGGGTTTATATAATACGGAAGATAGACCCTTTCCAACTACAAAGAAAAATTCTTCTGAGGGCATTGAATTATATCTCATACAGAGTATGGGAACTTTATTTGCTCTTTTTGCATCCTTAGAAGCTTGTTCCCAAAATTTCAATATATCGCATCCCTTATTACCTAAGAGTAGATGTTCAAATTTAATCTCTTTGTAATTCTTGCATTCTACGGATATTTTACATCTATGAGCATGCCTTTCATCAGTACAAGTTAAATCAGAAGTGGAGTCCTTGTTTGAATGCCAAGCTCCACTTCCAGCTCTATTCCTTTCAAATTTGTACCCGGTCCATTTCGTAAACCAAGCACCTATCTTTCTTTCGAATCTACTTCCTTTATTCTTAGAGTTCATAATGTATTGTATTTTATATACCATTATAGTTTTAAAACCTCATTATAATAGCCTTCTTTATATTTCTTCCAAATCCTACTTACCCCAGATGAGTGTATACCTATTAAGCCCAATTTTTTAATAATCTCTTTATTTGAGTAACCGGTTTCCCTTAGTTTAATAATTGACCTAAACTCTGATTCTGATAACTTTGTGTTCAATTGCCAACCCCTTTTACCCTTATTGGGATTATTCTCTATAAAAGGGCTATAAAAATTGCCAGCTTCTCTCATATCCCTATGATTATCTTTATAAGTTCCCCAATATAGATTCTTGTAATAATCATTAGTTGGGTTACTATCTATATGACAAACTTCTGGGTTACCATTAGGATTTGGGATATAGGCTAAAGCTACTAATCTATACCGATTCATTTTAATCTTTCCTAAAGTTTCATGAACTATTGAAGTTTTATACCTACCATTGGTAGAACTCAAATAAAATTTCTTTTTAATCCACACAGTAGAGAGAACTCCCTTGGAATATCTAGACCAAAGGTGCCCTCTCTTACTTATGTAGTAACCTGGGAATCCTGGGATGTTATCATACTTTTTCATGCCTGTAAATTTGGTTTACAAGTATTTATAGTATGATAGCCCTTTTTCTTTTGTTACTTGTAATATTTTAGAATGACTGAATACCACTCCCTCAAGATGAGTAATCACAAATACAGTTTTTCCCTCTGAATATTTGCGTATTAAAGAAGTAACTAATTCTACATTATCCGAACTTAGGGATTCGAATACTTCATCGAACAATATAATATTTATCCCTTTACTAGCAGTTAAAGCCTCATGCATAGCTAAAGCCATAGAGAAATTGCATAGGGTCTTTTCACCTCCCGAAAGTTCATCATAATCCATAATCATCCCATCCCTTTCTATTAGAGTAACAAAATCTTTTCTTGCAGTTCCCAGGTCTATATTGAACTCTATTCTAAACCCAAGTACCTCTGAATACTTGTCCAGAGTTCTATTAAGGAATTCAAGAGATGAATCGAAGAGATAGGCCTTAATCCCATTATTACCAAGAGGGTCATTAATTAACCAATTATAATTCTCTAACTCTAATTCTTTGTTATGAAAATCCTCATCAACTTTCCGTAAGTTTTTCCTAATCTCTTTAAGCTTCTGTTTATACTTGGGAGACATGACCTTAAGCTTTTCCTGTTTGAGCTTGGTCAAATCTTCGTCAATAGAAGCAAGGTCATCGGCAATATCATCACAATCAGATTTCAATTTCTTATATCGTTCATCCACATTCTCTAATTCTTCCAACCTATCTTGGGCTTTTGAGTATTTCTTCTCATATTTTTCAATATCAGAGAACGCATTATATATTGATTTAGCATCTCGTAATGCACGTTTGTAGTTACCTCCTTCTAACTGTATTACTAATTCCTTAATGACCTCTTTGAGAGATACATTGGATATCTTCTTAGCATTATTCAATTTACCCCTGATATCAGAGATTAATTTGTTCTGATTTTTAATCTTAATCTTTATAGAAGCATCTACCTCATCTTTAATCTGTTTTTGTTTTTGTATCAGTAACTCAGTTAGCTTCTCTCTATCTTGCTTCAATGATTTCCTTTCTTCTCTGTTTTTCTTCTTAAAGGACTTCTCTCTATCTCTTAAGTCGAAGTAAGCCTCCCTGTTTGCCTCTAGTTCTTTCTTTAATAATTGAGATTGATGCTCTACCTCATTTATCTGGGCCACTATGTTGTTTTTATCTTGTAATGCAATGCCTTTGGCAAGGTTTAAGAATTCTAAATCAAATACTTCTTCGAATATCTTTTTCTTATCAGAATTAGATTCTTGTATTAATCGTTTGATACCCTGACCAAACATGATTGAGTTCATAAACAGAGTATATGATAAACCTATCTCTCTGTTTATAAAATCCTGTATCTTCCCCTTCCCTTTTATATCGACTATATCTCCATCTTTCATGAAGATAAGTCTGTCTTTGCCTTTAGCACCATCCTCAAGTACTTCATCATACTTTTGACATCTAACTATCTTATATGTATGAGAATCTTTCTGAAAATATACTTGTACCTTAGTACCCTTGTAATCTTTAGACCTTACTTTCTTCCAAGTATTTACCTCAGAAACACCCTTTAGGTTTTTCCCATATATTGCCCATACCAAGGCAGAGAGAATAGTGGATTTACCTTTCCCATTTGGTGCCTTGATAAGTATGGTACAAGTCGGGTTTAATTGTAGGTGTAAGGATTCTATTGAACAAAATCCTTCTGCCTCTAAGTTTAAGAACGTTAACATGACTCAGCCTTTTTAAGTGTTTCAATTAATAGATTAGTTTTAACCTCATCTTTAATACCTTTCTCTCTTAGGTATCTCTTTGCTAGAGACTTCTTAGAAAGTTGCTTAGTAATCTTATGTTTGTTATTAACTGGAGTACTAGCTTTTTGAGGGATTACCGTATAATAATTGCCATCATCCTTAATATCCTCTTCCCTTTCTACATCGATGAACTTTGGGAAATTTTTCAAAGGTACAAACTTCAGAGACAAATCTTCATAGATTTTCCAATACCCTAATTCACAATCTCTATCGGTTCTCCTTTGATGGTTAGGTGCCCCAATCATATAAACCTTCTTTGATAATCTTTGAGGTTTGTGTATATGACCACATAATACTAAATCGAATTTATTGAGAACATTTACATTTAAGTTTTCTACGGAATCTATCTCTCTACCATCGGTATCCTTTGCACCGGGATAATCAGTGTGTAGTAAAAGAATATTCTTTTTACTTTTATCTAATTCTAACTTCTTTAAGTATTCACTTAGACCCACGTTATTATCAATATAAGGAACCCCATATACCATAATATCTTTATGTGTAGAAGATAGTTGGGTTTTTTCATAATCTAATATCATGATACCATACTTCTCTACTTGATAAAGCCAGCTAAAGGGTTTAGTACCAACCTTACTTATTTTCTTAATATCATGATTTCCAGATATGGCATATATCCAAAATCCTTCGATTAGTTCATTATAACATATCTCTGCTAATTCTTGGTCCATTGTTTCGGCCTTATGAAATAAGTCTCCACAAAATAATGCAGGACAGTTAAACCTTCTACATAATTTCCGTATAATCGACAAAACCCTGAAACTATTCAGGGTCCTGTGATTGTTCTCATTAAACTTAGCCCATAGATTTATATGTAAATCTGAAAAGGCTATTGCTATTACTTCTTTCCCCATATCCTATCTAAATGGTAATTGATTTGTTCCGTTCTCATACCTAAATCGAGCTCAGATATACAAATAGTGGGTATTTCCCAATTTGCAAGCAATTCCCCCATAAGAGATGATATCTGAACTTGGAAGAATCTGTTAAGTATTCTCTTACCATTATCTTCCATTGACCAATGCTTATAAGTATCTAGATTTAATGGTAAGAAGATTGCTACATCACATTGATCTTCCATTAAAGTCTTACATTGACAGAAAAAATGTTCCATTTCACATTCTGGTAAAGTTCTTGATTGCTTATACCAAAAATAAGCAGCCAAATCTGCATAACTCCTATCAGTTACGAAGTATTCTCTATCCTTGAATAACCTATTCCTTTTGTTCAGAAGTTGAAAATCTGCTTTATACATTGCCTCCGAACCGAGGGATAATATTTCATTATGTGATACCCCTTCAGTAGCAGGTAATAAATCTGACATACTACCAGAAATAAAAGGTAGATCTTCTCTCTTAGCTACATACTTAGCTAAAGTAGTTTTCCCTATACCAGAGGGACCCACAAACATAATTCTCTTACTCATGATGTAATGCTTTAAATGGTTTTATAAATTCATTTGTCAAAAATGATGCTAAAGAGTATTCGATACAAAGTTCTTTGAATTTCTCATACTTAAACTTCTTCTTTGACTTAATTGGTAACTTATCCAATGGGTTATGTCTTACAAACCAGAAAAGGTCGATTAACTGTTCATTCCTTTTCCATATTTGAAGATATTCTTTATTCTTACTCTGGGCAATAAACTTCTCAATTCTACCCTCATCAAGGATTTTCCTTGCTTTTACTGGGCCTATACCCGGGAACCCTGGTATATCATCGGAAGTATCTCCAACCATTGCAAGGTACTCTACCGTTTCATGAGAATGATAACCGAATAATTCTTTGCAGTTATCCATTCTTATCATCTCATCTTTTCTGGGATTATATATCCTCAGGTTATTTGATAGCAACTGGTTAAAGTCTTTATCCGATGATATAAGTATCATTTTCTCGGATTGGAATTTTTTAATTGCAAGGTATGCTAAGAAGTCATCTCCTTCATATACTGTAGATTTCTTTTTATCGAAGATATAATTAATTCTTAGCATACCCAGCATTTTCATTATAATTGCCTTTTGCTTTTGCAATGATTCGTAATCTACAGATATATTTTTTCTATGTCCCTTGTAATTGGGCAATAACTTCGTCCTTACTGGTGAATGACCATTATCGAATGAAATATAAACCTCATCCGGTTCGAACCTTGTAAGATACATATGTAGAGATTTGAAAAATCCGAATATTGCCCCACTCGGTTTGCCATCGGTAGATTTAAGTTTTTCGAACTTATGAAAAGACTGATGGAGAATATTCTCTCCATCAATCAGTAATATTGTTTTCTTGCTCATCGTCCAAAATCTAATTCATAAAGTGAAACTTCTTGAATCTTTTCCTCTCCAAGATATACATCTAAATAATTCTCGGGTGGGCTATAAGCATCTAGATACCTAACCCTAGATTCCATTCTCAAATTTTTCTTAAGGTACTCTTTAATTACTTTCTCTATACCTTCTACCTCTTTCTTATTCATCGTCTTCCTCCTCCTCTTCTGAATCTGAATAGTTTTCATATTCTACACCATCGACTGGGAATAGATTTGTTTCTATTTTCTCCAGTTGTTTTTTAGTAGTACCTATGGTATTTACTCCAGCTTTCCGTAAAAGTTTTCTACGAAGTTCATCGTCTTCTTCCAAAAGCTTTTGGAATTTCTCTTCCCCTCTTGCAAGAGTTTTACCTTTCAATTTATACCCACCAGTAGTTTTTTCGATTACATCGGTATCTACTAATACATCCTCTAAAGCATAGCATCTGTCAAACCCGACTTCGTGGAATTTAGGATTGAAATATACAGGGCATTTGCTGATTGTAGGTCGAGGAGGAGCAACTTTATTTTTAATAAGTCTGATAGTGACAAGTTTCCCAGCTTTCCTTTCTTTCCCATTTTGTTTAATGGTAACAGACCTTCCTGAATAGAAAGCAGCTCTGATTGAAGCGTAGAACTTAAGTGCTGCACCTCCTGTAGTTGTTGTGTTATCTTTTCCAAATCCGACATTCAAAGCAGTTCTTAATTGGTTAATATAAATCTGAGATACTCCCAGTTTGTAGAATAATTCACTTCTGATACGAAAGTATTTATAAAGAGCCTTTGCTCTACCTCCCATTTCTGCCTTACCATCAACCATCTTAGCATCTATATTATCAGTACAGTCAGTAGCTGCAATGGAATCGATTACTAAGAGTATCGGTTCATTGTGAGTTAATTGAGAACGTAAATAAATTGCTAAGTCTGCTACTACGTCTGCAATATATTCAATACGGGTATCATTAACAATAGTTACTCTTGCAGGGTCTACTCCATTGATTTCAGCCCATGAATTCATCCAGGATTGTTCAGCATCTACCCATATCACATGACCTCCAAGTTGTTGAGTAGCATAAGCAAAGTTATAAGCCACTAAAGATTTACCAGAGGATTCCTCTCCAGCAATCTCAACGATTTTACCATAAGGAATACCCTTACCAAATAAGTAGTTCAGAGCAAAGAAAGTAGACGGTATATATAAATCGGTATCAGTAACTTCTGAAGCTAATTTAATCATACTCCCATATTTCTTTGCCATCTCATTTGCTGTTGGTACTTTTAAACCAACCTTAGATTTCTTTGCCATAATGTAATGTATTTAAACTAAAGAAGGTGATAACAGAACGAATCTAATTACCACCTTCGAATGAAACCATATTACTAACCCTTAAATATCCGATTTGTATTTTCTTTTCTTTTTCTTGGGTTCATCATCTTCCATGTAATGGTCTTTGTGAACTCCCTTTTTCTTTTTCTTCTTTGACTTATCGTCATCATCGTCATCCCCATGGTCTTCATTTAGATACTGTGAAAGTAAATCTTCCAACTCATCATAGGATTTGATTTGAGAACGAACTATCCCCTCAAGGTCAATTGTACCTTGATATTTCTTGTCCAACTTAGTTGGTTTGCAAGCACGAGCAGAATAAGTGGTATCTAGTTTACCAGACCCGGAACGAATTACCTTGATATCGTATCCAGTTTTTGGGTCTGTCATATCACCTGCCTCATCTTCATCAAGGTAAAGGTCAATGATATCCTGGTATACTGAGCGAGGAACTAAAACTCCCTTATCTTTGCCTTCGTAATCTACCTTACTACCCTTTTCGTCTGAGTAAATGATACCACCGATAACATATCTTCTTCTTGGTACCAAATTCTTGGCAAGTTCCTTGTCATCTTCATCCTTGGAGTTTTTCAATTCTTGGTATTTCTCCATGAATGGGCAAGGTTCATCAAAAGTAGCCGGAGATATAACTCCTCCCAAATTGCCACCCAGGTAGAATTGAATAATTTCGATACCCAATTCTTGGTCATCACCTGGAGATTTAATTCTCATTCTCAGGGTTCCTTCTTTTGGATATACCAATCCACTTCCGTTTCCCTTAGATTCTAGCTGTTTCTTTCTAGCTAGCATCTTTTCTTTTGTAGAAAGTCCCTCTGATGAAACTTTCTTTTTCTTCTTGTCTTTTATCATAATTATTAGTTTTAATTATTCGGTTCTGAGTAAACTACTTCGTTCATACTCAATACGGTAAGAACGTTTTTCTCTAAAAGTTGTTTGAGAGCAGGAGATAGTTTGTCCGTTTCGAATTCAAGTTCTTTACCTGCATACAAACCATAGGTAACTATTCTACCTACAGCAACCAATTCTCGGTAGGTTTTGTATTCTTCGGTAATTTCCCCACTCTTTACTACAACCCCTTTACGAGGAACTCCCTCTTTTACTTGTTCAGGGATAATCAAACCAGATTTAGTTTGATTTACCTCCTTTGGGGATAAAATAAGTACCCGGTTTTCTGTTGGGCATCCAGGTAATTCTTGATTAAATTTCTCAGCCACAAGAGGTGAGATAAATGTCATTGAATAATTCATATTCTAATACTGTTTTTAAAAGTTAGTAATTATTTATAGTTCAATGGGTTAACCCTTTCTTAGATTCGCATTAATAGTTCTTAATATATTCTCCCGACTCTCATAAGCTTTACATATAGCTATGAACTTATTTGCTTTTTTTACAGCTTTTAAGTATCTCTCATAAATGGAAGAATACTTCTTGTTAAGATTTGCCTTATGAGAAACATATTCGTTATTCCACCTTTCATTGGCATCCTTATAATATACCCAAGCATTGGAATAGGCTTCATCCTTTTCCCTTGCTAGTAAATCTCTTTCCTTTATATATTTATCTCTCAAAGAAGCAAGTACATAATAACTAGAAGGAGATTCTCGTAGCTGAGAATTAATGATATTCTCATTGATAGATAATTCCTTTTGGATATCAATCTCAATAAGTTTACCTTCAAATTTAACCTTTAGTTTTTTCAGTTCCGTCTTCATAAACTTCTAATAGGTTTTTAAAGTCTTCTTTACTAAATTCCCCTTTGCTTATTGCTTTAGTTACTTGAGCAAAAGCCATTTGATAAGAGAGTTTCATACCGGGCAAATTAAGAAGAGATTTATAGATGCTTATCTTATCTACCAAAGCCATTAATCTTAAGTCGCATAAGTTATCAGTACCACCTCTATCGAGTAATGCTAAAAATGCAGCCCAATAAATATGGGTGGCATCTTCATAAGCAAGTTTACCATCCTCATCCGTAGCCATTACTTTAAAAGCCAATCCCTCTAAAGTAGTAAGATTAGTTTGTACTTGAGATAACTGAGTCTTTAATCGGTTAAGTAACATTTTTTCTTGTCCACTCAACCTTAGATTAACCACATCTAAATACTTAAGTAAATTTTCGATAGAATAACCTAAGCAACCTGCAACCATATAAGTAAGGGCAGTTAACTTACTTGCATTATCAATCTCTTTCTGTGTTGCCATAATTCCATAAATTTATATTATTTATGTAGACATAGTATCTTCTCTTTTCACTCCTGTAATGGTAGATACTGAATCTGAATGCTTTATATTAGTTTTACAATTAGGACATTGTACTATCCTAAAATAATCCCCAGATTTATTATAAACCCCAAAAGTTTCACTGGTATCATATTCAAATTCGCAATCACATACTGGGCATTTAGCCCTCCATACCGTGGGCCCGTTTAAAATCTTCTTCATTTCCTTAGTTTTATGTTATTATACCGTAATATTTTATATAATACTCCAGTTGATATACCGAATTCTTCTAGTATATCTTTTCTTGGTATACCCTCTATATACCTAGAAATTAATAATTCTACATTTACCTTACGTTCTCGTTCTTTACCAACAAAATAGAATCTTTTATCTTCTATACACTGACCCATATTCATCTTAGCTGTACCCCAATATAAATTACCTACCCGATTATCCTCTGGATTGTTATTTTTATGACATACTTGAGGATAATTGTTTGGGTTAGGGATGTAAATAGAAGCAACTAACCTGTGTCTATAAAAGTTCTTCCGTTTACCACCATCTCCTACTAAAGAGTTAGATAAATAACCATTATCTTTCATAGCAGGTTTTACTAATTTCCAACTACCAGTAAATTTCGAGTATAATTTTCCAGTACGGGATATGTAATAATTACTAAACCCGGGTATATTACCCTTTTCTCGATTTTTCATATTCTCGTTGATATTTATGGATTTCCTTTTTATATAGTTCCATAAATACTTCTGGTGAAGCTGCACTAAAATTACCAATTTTACGAGTCTTAAACTTATGGTATTCCTCCATGTACTCTTCTACCGAAAAGTCTGGTTTTAACATTCTAGTATAATCATATCCGGGCATAAATGGTAATTCTTCTGCCATAGACCGGCCTATTGTAAAATCCATTGATAGAGTTACGTCATCTACTTGAAAACCGAAATACTTCTTAGTACTTGGGTTACGTAGGATATTCCAAATGGTATATACAGTCCATGTATTTATATCTTCTGGTTTAGAATACATATATACTGCATCATGTACCGTACAAGCTTCTTTCATCATTGGTAATTTACCTTGTCGCATTAACCAATAAACAAGAATAGCTCCGAAGTTGGTCATATTTGCTGCAGCACCTTGACATGGGAAATTAAGTCCCAAACGAATAGCATAAGCAACTTCTTGTTTGTCGTTTGAGTATATCTGGGGTAATCTTCTCTTAGTACCAAATAACTGGGTATAATACCCATGCTTACGAAGAAATTTCTCTTGCTTCTCTTTGAACTTAAGTATCTTTGGGTGTTTCTCAAAGAACTCTGCCATTTCTTTATGGGCTTCTTCTTTAGTAACTATAATACCAGCTTTTGGGTCGGATAATTTTACTGCAAGTAAAGCTTCCCCAATACCATAAATCAAACCGAATGCAATTTGCTTAGCTTGTTTTCTTCTAGTCTTCCATAATTTATGGTCAGGATGATTTTCATCTTCGTATATTTTAGATGCTTCCTCAATTGATACTCCGTATTTTGCTGCTGCTATACCCAAGTGAGGGTCAGCCCCCTTTGCAAAAGCATCAAGATAGGTTTCATCGCCAGATAGGTGAGCCATCATTCTTAACTCTGCTTGAGAGTAGTCAAATGCCATATATAAATACCCAGGAGGAGCAACTAATTGTTTCTTGATATTAGGGTCTACAGATGTCTTTGGTATCTGCTGCATATTTGGGTCTGCAGAACTAAACCGATTAGAGTCTGTACCATGTATATTATACCTACCGTGTAATCTAGAATCATCTTGTACCTTTTCCCACCATCCATAAATATAGGTCTTATACATTTTCTCTAACCCTCGTAATTCAAGAAGCTTATCAAGAAATATTGCCTTTGGTGAATCGGGCTTTTTAATAGTTAGCCTAAGGTTAGTAAGAGTTTCTTCATCAGTACTTGGTTTACCAGATTCATTATCCTTAATCACATCAAAATGAAAGCCATCTTCTGAATACATCAATGCAGGTAAATCAACTGGGCTACCCAAATTAATGGGCCTTATTAATTCTTGTTCCTTTTTAGTTGTGAATATACCTGCTTTGATATTTGAGATTTTCTGTTCCCTTGATGCAATCTTCCGTTTATCCTTTGGGTCATTATAATCTAACTCTTCAAGTTCTGATTCGATAGATTGAATATACTTATCAATCTTTTCTTGGTTATACTTCTTTTCGAATTTCTTTACTCTTGGCAAAGCGTATATTGCGTCTCTAGCAGCATCTATTTTTGGTTTATATTCTTCCAAAAGCTTTTTATTGAACTCAGTATCTAGATATAAACCTTCCTTTTCTACCGAAGTAAGTACTCGTGAATTACACATGAATAAATTACGGAATACCGAATACATACCTAAATCCACCAACTTCTTCTCAAAGAATATCATTAACCTAAGTGTATAATCCGTATCTTGACATCCATAATGGCAAAGTGGGTCTAATTCTTTTTTATCCCAAGGTATCTTATCAAAAGCATCTTGTTTCTCATAATTACCATACTCAGGCAAATACCTTCTTACCATTGATTTTAGGTCATGAGGTTTTTCCTCATTAAGAACATATTTAGCAAGCATCCCATCTAAACAAGTACCCCTATAGAATATTTGATACTTTTGGTTTATCTGGTCATCAAACTTCCAGTTCCATGCCACCTTTACAATGTCATAATTCTCGATTACCCCTTCCCCAAATTTCCTTAGCATCTTTTTCCAATTCCAACCGGGTGAAGTATATTCTTTTGTTTGGAAATGGTCTAAGGGAATAGAAGCACCAAATCCTGGCATCCAAGATACTGAAAGTATGGTTGGCTTAAAACCCTTATTATATATAGGTTCTGCATTTGTTTCATAGTCACAGCAAGCATAACCTGTAGCTTTACAACAATCAATAAGTTTCTTAAGCTCTCTCTTGTTTTTTATTATTGTATACCGTGTCTCCATATTTTAAAATAGAAAAAGGGACATACCCACCAGTAGTAGATACATCCCTCATTATTAGTATTTCTCTTGTAAGTCTTCCAGATTAGATGCTAATGATGTCCAATCTTTCTTATAAGCATGAAGAGAATCGATTGTGTGATACAGATAACCCGGTTTTACTCCTACCTCTTTAGCTACATATTGCATGAGTCTCCATGCAAGATATACATCATTACCGAAATGTTGTACAAAGTCCGAACTTCTTTGATGATAGCAAATATGTAATACCTTCTCTCCTTTACCATTCTGACGGATAAGGAAATCATAATACATTGAGCAAGGTATACGTTTACTTCCATCAAGGAATCTTAAATCTGTACCATGGAATATAGGGAGTACTGCTTTACGAGTATCATTATCCCTCTTAAGAAGTTCAATAACTGATTGCATTGCTGAATCACAGTTAAAAGAAGTCCTACCATAAATGTCTAACGAGTTCCAAATACGCTCTGGGTAGGTGTAATCAAACTTACCATTCACCAAAAACTGTTCCCATAAATCTTTTCTCAATTCCCAAGCTTTACCTGGATTTAAATCATACCAACCAATTCTTTCTTTAAACTCGGCATCTGCCCATTCCTTTGAATGAGAGAATATGAATAACCATACTGGGTCTCCAAGTGAAGTTAAACAATATTGTTGGCAAATGAGTTCTTTTGTAATAAAATCCTCATTACATTCAATCACTTTATTTTGATAGGTCTTTGGTTTTACAGTTTGACCATAAGTGTTGAGTTCTCTGCCCATTTCGGACATTAACTCAAAACTGTTAGAATATATCCTCATATTATATAAATATTTAACTGTATGACATTGTAGAATTAACCCAGGTCATATGCCAGTAGCGAAATACAAAATTATCAAAATCCTCTACCTCTTTCATTAACAAGGGTATATCTGGTTCTGCACCGTTCTTTTTAATCTCTAAAACTTGGTAATAAAATTTGTTTACTAATCCTATCCGCTTCTGATTTAAAAATTCCTTAGCTTCCATTGTTCTTTTGTTTTAAAAGTTTCTTTTTATAGGCTTTACGTTGAGAGTAAGAGATTACATTCTCAGGATATTCTATATCCTCGTATTCAAGAAGTAATTCTTTTGCTTTCATTGATTTATATGTTTCCTCATATAAATCTGGTCGAAGCACTTTAAAACTTCTAAAGAATACCTTGAATGAAGAGAATTCCTTCTCTGTGCCCTTTTGGAATTTTTTCCATATCTCTTTTATCCTCTTATTCCATGAATTCTCCTCTGCTCCTTTAAGTACCTTCTTCAAAGGTTTATGGGTATGATACATTAGAAGTGTCTCCACATTTCCGTACATTTGAGTCGCAAATAGGTTGATTTGTACTGACTGGTCCGGCCCATATACGTACTCTGACATTCGTTGAATTAATAGGAAATCGAATATTAACCTCTTGGTAATCTCCGAAGCCCGAACTACCATTGTAATAACTGGGATGTCTTCCCCGAATCGTTTTGAAAAAGTCGCAGCTATTAGACATTGTTTACCATTATCATGATGATTATTGAACATATAAGTTATATTGTAATTCTGATTGTACTTATTTCTCAGTACTCTCAGTTTACTACGCAACAAGTCAAGCTTATTAAAATCTATGTAGTTATTCAATAAGCTAGTCCACTTAGTTTCTTTATAATTGAAACACCGCCCATAATCAAATTCTGGGTCTACCCATGCTTTTCGTATTTTTATAAATACATTATACACTACTGCTACCCCACTATTAGCCATAGCTCCTTTCCCAAATAGGATTGGGTCTAATCTTAGGAATCCCTCATTGAGTTTTTCCCATGCTTCCTGTGAAGTAGCAAATTCTAACGAATGGAGGGACTCCTCCGTATTAAGTTGAAGCCCCTCTAATTTCTTATTCCAACCCGACATATAATTGGCTGATTTTTAATTGGTTACTAATAATTTGTAGTTTGCCTCCATAAATTGAGACGTTGTTTTTTAAAGAATAAACTAAATAATCCGCAAGGAGTAAACCCATTCATGGCTAAGAATCCCATATAGAGATAGAAAGCTTTTACTAATGATTCCTGAAAATCTATTTCTTTGGTCATTACTTGAGTTTGTTTCCAGGGTCTACATTTAAGGAAGTTCCTTGCTTTATTGAGTTCATATATTACTTCCCATAAATATAGCTTCTCGTTTTCATGAGATATCTCGCTCATTTCATGAAAACCTGGGGTATAAGAAACTATCTTATCATACTCTGCTCTATCCTCTCTTGCCCAATCGGTTGAACTTAATATAGGATATTTCCTTACACTTCGATGATCTGGGTACTTGATGAGTAGGTCTTTGACTCCGATTGCCATTACCTCAAATAAACTCTTTGCATCTTGGTATTTCAGAATATCTTCTGGCAATATATTAGAATACAAAAGCAAAGTAAAGAAGAATCCCAAGGCATCTGCTTGTTCCTCATTTGCATTTGCTAGATGATTTAATACCTGAGTGTATTCTTCTGAGGTTAAGCAATCATTATTCCATCCATAATCACGATATATAGATACTACTTCATCGGTAGATTCGAATCCTTCGGTTAATTCCTCAATAACCCTACCAATAAAATCCTTTAGAATAACTTGGCTCTTTGGATTATTTATATCTAATGGGTAATCTGATAGCTTTTCTATGGATTTATACCCAGAGAATTGCTCTATCCCAAGAACATACATTTCTTGTAATATCCGTGCCTCAGTTTCTTCTACCTGAGGCACTTGTTCATTTATATTCCTGATGTCCATGATTATTTACTTCCTGATGAACCAAAACCATTCCCTCCTCTACTTCCCCACATCTGGGATTCAGTATAAAATTCCTCTTGTTGAATCTCTTCTGGTTCAGTAATATGGATAGGTACATGAATAAATTGTACTAGCTTCTGGCCAGCCTCAATAACCTGGGCTTCTTGAGAAGTGTTGTATACTCCAATGTGTATCTCTCCAACATAGGGGGAATCCACTATCTCGGCAGTAAAGATTAATCCTTTCTTAGTAGCTATACCAGATTTGTTTGCTGCCATTAACATAGATGCAGGAGGTTCTAGCAAACCTTTGATACCCGATGGGATAAGTATACGATGACCTGGTTTTAAAGCTATATGCCTTACGAAATGTTCACTAAAGGGTATATCCAAATCATACCCTCCTGAATCGAACCCATTCTTAGAATGGATATCCTCTGAAGTCAGGTTGGTTGGTACATAAAAATCTAACCCAGCATCATTTGGGTTTGCTCTGTTGGGAGATACTACCTCCCTTACTTTGATAAATCTAAATCTGTTCATAATATATTACATTTACGTAAAAGTTGTCCAAAGGTTAATTTCTCGGGTCTAGAAACATGTACTCCCAATGAATTACACATCTTTAATACATCTACTGACCCTTCCATACAAAGGTTAGCAAGTACATCTTCTTGCTTTACAAAATAGTTTGGGTTGTTAAGATATACCTTGAACATAGCCCATATCATCTCTATTGGTTTCATTATTTAGTACACTCTTTATAAAGTTCTCTAATACGTTTCTTAGGTACTTCGAATTTCTCAACTGTTTTGGTAATAATTTCTTTTCTGTCTTTCCCTTTCCGAATCAAACCTCGGATGTATTTCTTAATACCAACTGTATCTTCAAGTACATCCAAATCCTTGTATTGATTCTTCTGTTCAAGTTCTTTTCTTGTAATGTTCAAGTTCTGTGACATCTTGAATGCACATAATTCTGAGTCTCCGCATAGTTTACATTCCTTAGTTGATAAATCATACCCAATACCAAAGCAAACATCACCATTAGTACCCAACTGAGTTAAATCTATTGGTGTTAAAATATCTCGTTTACTTAAATCGGGTAACTTTTTTGGTTTACTTTTCTTACTCATAGCTTCCCTTTTATTATACGATGTACTGAAGTTTTACTGATCCCCACAGACTTGATTATTTCAGGGATAGAAAAACCCTGAGAATGTAGGGTTAATACCTCAGATTTATAATTAATTATTTTAGATTTTCTTTGTCTACCATCATTAACCATCTGTTTCATGTTTTGAGATTGGGTTCCCCACTTAAGATTACCTACCCTATTATTCTCTGGATTATTATCCTTGTGCATTACAATAGGATAATTATTGGGATTAGGTAAAAAGGTTAAAGCTACTAACCTATGAACCTTAACTCTGTGTATAATTTTAACAGTATAATAACCATTATGAACTTTGGTGGGAGTAAGTTTAAAAAGAGAATTACCTCTTTTCTTAAGTATATCCCCATCTACAGTTGCATAATAATCTGAATATCCAGGGATTGCCCGTATATATAAATGATACTTAGCCATTATATGTCTTTTTTACGTTTATATTATAATAAATGTATATCTCACTGTTATCTTCTATGGGAACATAGGAATAACCGATGTTATTAATAAATAGTTCCCTAAGTTTATATAATTCTTGGTATGAATTTCTATCATGGCTCTCTTGACATACTTTGACTACCATACCATTACTCCAGTACAAACAAAAGAAATGAGTAAAGCATTCGGGAGTATTTTGAGAAGTTTCCAAGCTTGATATCCATATCAAATCTCTACAGTTGAATACATGTTTAGGATTATGTACCTCCCCAACAACAAGAGATTTAAACCATTCCCTAATCTTCTTCATCATAAGTGTAATTAATGTGTTTACAATTGGGACAGACCCATTCTTTGAAATGCCATCCTTTGATTTCCAAATCCTCTTTATGAAAACGTTTCTTGCATGAATGACCTTGATAACCATCCTTAGAAAATATGAAGTCTAAAGCGAGTATTATTATCATAATAACCACCGCTGTAATTAAAATATATTTCTCCATCACTGAAAGCCTTTAATTTTCTTTTTAGTGTTATTGGGTTTTCCTTAAGAGTACCCAGCAATAAATACCTGATGCAGAGATTTGGATTATCCTCCAACCTTCTGATAAGAGAGTAGTTAGTTTAGTATCATCTTCATCTCTAATACATATTAGTTTATCATTATTCATAATGCCTATATGCTTATTAATTGTAATCTTCTTTTCCTCCTACGGAGAAAAAGTAAATACTCATAGTACTTCTAGTTAACTCTTAATAAGGCTATGGTTAGGATGTTTCTTCCATAGCTTATCTAACAGTATTACTTTCAATTCTTGTCTCTGATAATATTGCTTCCGATGTTTACCGTGCCTATCTAAATAATTCCCAGGATAATGAAGGTCATCAAGGTATACCTTATTTTTAGATTCATCGGTTCTTACCAAACGACCAAGGAATTGAATGGATTTTTCTTGTGAATCCATACTTGCGGTATTGAGTAAGTACTTAAGCTTAGGAAAGTTTTTACCTCGAGCAATGATTGTAGTTGATACCAGGATATCTATTTTACCTTCTCTAAAATCCTTCATTATTTGTTGTCTTAACTTAGAAGGAGTATTAACATGCACATAGGCAATATTATAGGCATCGCCCAGTTTCTTTTTAAAGAACTTATATAGATTTTCACAATGTGCAATATGCTTGCATACTACGAGAGCAGGGTATCTGCCTTGATTAAGGTTCCATAGTAATCTATTATAAGCCATTAACCAAGCTGTATAACAATTGGTGATTGAATCATCGTATATTTCCTTATAGGAAATACAATCAGATTCCCAATTACCATACCAGGGTTTACCAGGTACCATCTTTACAACGGTTTTTGTTGAGTAACCCTTTTTGATAGAATCCTTGAGTTTGAACTCAGCAAGTACTTTACCAAAGAAACATTCTAAGTTCATATTCTTAACCCTATCCTTAGCAAGCTTACTCATATAAATCGTACCAGATAATCCTATACGAATTCTGGTATTAAATAACCGAGTGATTACATTCTGATATTGCTTACTACCTCCTTGGTCAGCCTCATCTATAAGTACCATATCTATTTGAGATAATTCCTTTTGATAGAATCTCATATTTCTCGAAATAGATTGAACCATACCTATAGTAAAGTTACTCCAGTTTAAAACCTTGCCTTGAACAAAAGTGATATCTTCTCCGGGAAGATATTGCTTAAATTCTTCTCTAGCTTGATTTAACCAATCCGAATCATTAGTTATTAGCAAAGTCTTTAACTGCTTCTTATAGGATAAATATAAAGACGACATAATAAGTGTTTTACCTGCATTAACAGTGTAATCTAATACGCCAATATGAAAAGGTGTATTCCCTATCTTATTATTGATAACTGCCTTAACAGCTTTCTCTTGCTCTGGTCTTAATTTATATTTGCCTATATTCGTAACTACTTTACTGACTTTAGGTAAAGGTTGTCTCATATCTACAACTTTAGGTTTAATCCCCATTTCAATACACATATCGTATACCTTAGGAAGCAAACCTATTTTAAATTGCCCAGTCTTGGTAATGTAATGAATCTTACCATCCCAATTCTGCATACCTCTTTGCCTTGTACGTAAGTAGAAAGCATTTGGATGTCGAATAGCGAACTCATTATAAAGTTTTTGTGCGAACTTAAGAGGTAAGTCGAGTTCGCACATATTTCCATTCTGTATGATTATCCTACTCATTTGATAATTACCGTTACACCCTTAGTGGCTTTATCCATGCCCATTGCTTCCTTAAGAAGTTTGATATGATGTTCCTCATCGGCAATCAATTTCTCAAGGAAATAATTCACATCATCGTAATCTGGGCGTTCTTCGTATTGAGCAATTGCTCTTTGAATTTTCTTGTAGTGACCAATAGTTTCTATCTCGGAATTCAAAGCAATCTTTAAAGCTTGTTCCCAAGTAGAACCAATCTCAATCGTAGGATTAATATTCATGGTAGAGTAATCCTCATAGGGATCTGCCTTTTGTAAAAAGTCCGATATCTTATCAAGGTGTCTCATCTCTACCAAACCAATACCCAACATCAATTCGGATATTTCTTCAAATCTAGAAGACTGTTGGGTATACATAATGATGGCACTTAGTTCTGAGAACTTGGCATTCTTCCAAATCACATAGAACATATTAATTATCTCATCAGGCCATGGTTCGATATCCTTAAAATCTGGATAATCCACGGATTGGTCTGAATACTTGAGGACATCTATAAAAGCATTAGCTGCATCCTCTACTCTGTTTCCGAAAAATTGTAAACCTTTCATATCATTTTCTTATTTTATCCCAAAGACTCCCCTCTACTTGAGGCTCGTCTAAGGTTCGTTTATCTTTATTTTTATATAAGTATTTATTATATCTTTCGATAGCCTTATCATTATACATCTGACTTGGTTCTGGTAATCCATTACACCAAGCAAGAGCTTCGAACTGGGCATCCAAAAATTGAAATACATTCCAATCCTTTTCATCCATTAGATTATGAATCCTAAGAAAGTGAACATATTTCTCTGGCCGATGTTCATAAGATTCATAAATACCAGTAACACTAGCAACTCTTTTTATGAATTCATCATGGATGTCTTTGGTAAAGCCTGGGTCCTTATCCCCCTTGAGTTCTAATTCGGCCTCTACCTGATTAGTAATGTTCTCCTGCATGGATAATAACCTTTGCATAACATTACGATAATCAGTCATTCTCTTTAACCCAGTCTCAATGTATTTAATAAAACCTTCCCGGGTATCAAATTTAAAATCTTCACAAAAGGTATTACATACTTCTGCAAGCTTTTTACAATTTGCCCATTCTCGGGAATTACTCTCATTTATTTTACGAACTCTCCTATGCTTTAACTTTATACGAGTTGCGTATAAAATATCAGCAACAAGGGCAGCATCCCCCTTAGATGCTAGTAAAATGTTAGAAACTTTCTTAGTATTCTTATTGTTAGAAACTAAGACTGCTCTATGATTTATTGCCTCCTTTCTAGCAATAACAAAAAAAGCCTCAACTGGGAAATTATCTACCTCTAAGATATTTAATATTTCCTCAAACTGAGACTTAGTTATATGGATAGATGGTTCACGCATAAATATATTATTTTATAATATAATAGGAACTCCCTATTTCAATGAGTTTCTGATTGATATCAATTCTTGATAACTTTGGTACCTGGTAGCATATACTAACTTAAGTGTCTGACTTCTCCCTAAATCATTTACGTCTTTTCCGTCTGGTAAAAACACCACCTTGACTTTTTTATATGCAACAAGCTTGAGAGCCAAGTTGATGGCATATTCTTTTGCGTCTGGGTCCAACAATATAATAAATCTTTCGCATTGGGATTTAAGTAACTCATTGACTTGGAATGCAGATATAGCTTTGCCCATTGTGGCAATTGCTCTATCCCCAATTGTGAGAGCATTAAGTGCTCCTTCGCAAATGAATACCGACCGATACATCTCCAATGCGTCATGATTAAAGATGATAAACTGTTTTCCCAAACCGGTGATGTCTTTGTCTGGGTTATTATACCTGGGTCCTTTTCCGATAACATTTCGAGCATTGTAATACCTAAGTTGTCCTCGATAATAAAACGGGATGATAAGGTACCCATATGTCGTGCCCATTGTTCCATATCCGATACCACATCTTGAAAACTTCTCGAGGTTAAAGCCGCGTTTCTTGATATATCCACGAATGCTTTTTGCAAGTTGGCTGTCTCCAAGCGAAATATTTCTAAATCCCTCAGGGAGATATACTGGCTTACTTTCGGCAAGTTCGATTTTCTCTTCTTTGAATTGCAGTTCATCAAATTGGCCATTGTTCAAAAAATTAATTAGTTCATGGTACTCAGTAAATCCTTCTATGTCCATTATTAATTGAGCAGGAGAAGGATGGGCATTACATCTAAAACAATTGGTTCTATACATAGAAAGGTTAACTCCCAACTTATGTTCTCTCCCACAATAGGGGCAAGTTGGTATACGCATCCAGCCATGCCTATAATCATAACCTCCTAATCGTTTAACGAAGTAAGTTCTTAGTCTAGATTTAAACTGGTTTGTTATTTTCATATCTTTTCTTCCCGCATATATTACAGTAATACTCTACATGACGTTTCTCATAATACTGGGCTTTCCTTCTCCCGCCTTTCTTAGAAAAAATTGCCCTACGAGGTCTCTGTTTAAACTCAGTCCAATGAACTGCTACCCATTCATGATAACCCAACTTACATCTAAATATCTCCAGTAGTTCTTTCCCTTTTCTTAGAATCCGCATCCGGGTTAGTATTCTTTTTAAATTGTTCATCCAACTTACTACCATATACTTCATCATATTGTTTACGTTGTTCCCTTGTAAATTCCGTACATCTTTGCCTTTCGACATCGCATTTGAATAATGCTCTACCGGAAGGAAGACCATCCCTTTGTACTACTATCTCAGCTCGAAGAATATTATCTTTTTCTTCTTGCTCAGTAGAGTTAAGACCCATGATAACCTGGGCATTACGAACGATTGCAATTGAACCAGATATATCATTCTCATCATATCTAGTAAGCCTATGCTTTTTACCTTCACGAGTAATGTGATGAGCAGTCCATATAATGTCTAAATGTAATTCTTCTGCCAGATTCTGAAGGTCTACGTATACATTAGATATCCTTTCGAAATCTTCTCTATCACCCGCTATTGATGCAAGCTTACCAGCGTAGTCAACCATAAGAACTTTAATATCAATTCCTTGATTACGAAGCTGAATTATCTTTTCCCTTATATAAGTGGTATTAGTAATCATTGCTGGTACACGCTCAACCACTAATTCAACTCCAAACCTTGCAAGTTTCCTTAAATGCTTTGCCTCAAGTTTATCATATTCACCCGAGTATAATTCCTTCTTAGTTTTATTAATACTTGATTGAATGAAACGGTCCATAATTTGTTCTTGACCATTTTCTGTATCAATATATAATACAGACTTCTTCATTCTAAGATAACCTCTTGCAAGATTTACCATGAAGAATGTTTTCTTTGCTTTAGGTTTATCCAATATCACATTAACCGAATGTTCTGGATAACCTCCTGCATTGGTTAAATCATTCAATTGCCTAAATGGGCATGGTAATACTGAAGGTTCTGATTGCCTTCTAAACTGTCTCTCGGTAATATCTCGAATCATATATAGGGGTTCATCCTCTTTCTTAGGTTTACTTTTCTGAAGTACCTTTTCAATCTTCCTCGAATATTCTTCGTATTGTTCGAAGTTATCCAAATCAAAAGAATCATTTAAGTTCTTCATCTCAACATAGGTAGAGAACTGATATATCTTTTCTTTTATGTAATCAGAATCCGATAGTGGTATATGATAGAGATTACTTATTAGTTTATTGATATTAGGTATATCATCCTTAGTTACCAAATCCACATAGGTTTTGGATTCTAGTAACTCTTTTAATACTTCCTTTAAGATATTCTCGGAGGGCATTCTGCCTTGCTTCTTAAAATATTTTGATATACCTTCGAAGATAAGGGAGTGTTCTATGAGAACCAGGTAATTGGATTTAATCCTTTTGAGTACTAATCCTCCTTCCTTATCTTTTAAAACAAACCTGAGTATCTCGAATTGAAACTCGGGAGAAAAACTGAACTTGATGTTGTCTTTAAATTTCTTCATATCTATATTGCAATATTATATAAACTAATAGATTTTGATAGTACCGAGATAGTTCTGAGCATGTTGACATCTATCTAGAAACTACTAATCCACTACCTTAAGCTCCAGATTATTTAATATTATTATTTTATATAAGAAAAAATACTTATATTTGCATAACGAATATTTAAAAACATGGGAAAAAGTAAAGGAAATAATGGCTCAGAGCTTCATAGATTAAAACCTATGCAGGAATATGATGAAGCTACATTCAACAGACTTTATAAAGTCTGTAAGCCAGTAATCAGAAATCTTACCCGTCAGATTAATTATAAACGGTTTAATCTTACACCGGATATTATCCAATCTTATTTCTGGGATAAGATGTTATTTGTTTTCAACAAATACTATGGTGAATGTACTGAAGAACATCTTAAAGCAAGAATCCTTGCATCACTTAGTACATTCAAAAACAAATTGCTTCGTTCTGCATACGGAGAACAAGCAGAGTATAATCAAAGCCTCTTTAAACTTGATGACTTATTCGACAATGACAAAGAATTAGAGGATGATACCGAAGAAGAGAAAGCTAAATCAGAAATGCTTGATATGATGTATACTTATATGAAGGATAAGCTTTCTCCAGATGCCTATCTTTTGTTTGAGGTATTAATTACTCCTCCCCCTTTTATCAAGGAAAGGCTTGAAAATAGTACTCGAATAACTAATATAATGCTTATCGAATTTTTCGAAATGCCTAAGACTAATGAATCTATGAGATATATATCAGAACTTAGACAAGATATACAATATTGGGAAGACCGAGCTAAAGAAGAACTTAAGTATTAACACAAAAGAAAAGGGGCGTTTCCCAACGTCCCTCTCCCAATTAATTTTTACTACGCAAAACACAGATTGTAAACAAATGTTTACTCTTAAACAATACAAATAATACATATGAGTTTTAAAATACTACTAAATAACTAATAACAACTTTATGATGATATTTTTTGGATATATCGTAATGTAATAGTCGGTGGCAATTTTTCAATATCCAAAGTTTCTACCGAAGTTTCTTGTAAGAAAGATTCCCCTAATAGGTTCCAGCTTACTACGATAGCACCATCTTGAATACCCTTGGTAGGAGTTCCTCTACCGAAATCACCATTCAACCCTGTCTCCCTATTAAAGAAAGATTGAGGACGAACGTTCTCCCAGTTATTGGCATTATCTTGTTTACCTTTAGATACACCAAGAGCATGCCTATGCTTAGGAAGGTCATCACCTTTAATAGAGATTAAGAAATTACCCTTAGTTGGTGTATAGTAATCTCCAACATTCTGTAACATTACTTCATCCCCAATTTGAACACCTCCAGCTTGGTAACCAATAACTATTCTACCAGCTGCCTTAGTATATTCTGCCCAACCATTGGGTATTACATCGGTTTCCCAAAGAATAATAGAACCGATTGGTAAGTTAGCAGTACTCAGAGATTCAGAGAATTCTTTTCTGATAGCCTCAATTTGACTATCAATGTATTGCTTGATATTTAACTTAGTACCCGATTCATCTACTACTGGAAAGCCTGAATTTATCTGTTCTACTCTTTTCACTGATTCTTTCATCATACTCTGGGCAGCAGTAGTATAAGGGATTTCTTGGAACTTACCCTGATAGGGTACGATAGCAAAGTTCTCATTTCGTTTAGTCATTGCATCAGTACCCTTACCATATACTCCGATAAGAACAACGGAAGTTTTATTATTAGAGTAATAAGGGCAAGCACTCTCTACCATCTCTAGAAGATTGCTATAGGTCATATCGTAATTAGAATATACATCATTATTAATGATATCCGGTGTACGATTCTCTTCGGCAATCGGATAATAAATATCCAGAGACTTTTTAAACAAGGTGTAGAAGCTTTCGGAGGATTCATTCCAATAAGCTACAAAGTCTACTGGATTATCTACTGGTTCAGAAATAGTAGTATGTACTGCAAAGAGTAATACTTCTTCTGTTGAACCTTGAGTACCTTGGATATTCTCAATGGTAAGGGTTTGTTCATCAGATATAAATACATACCCATCCCTTGAAATACACCCAAAGTTTACATCTGGCAATTCCCCATCTTCTGAAGCCTTTGCCATATACCTTGCCATAATCCTATCCTTGATTACATTGGCATACTTACTTCCAGCAACTCCCTGAGGAGATACCACTAACTTGTTACCATTTATGGTAGCTGAGCCAAATCCACAGAATGGTCCTAAACCAGAAGGAGCAGCAATTGCCTCTGCTGCTTCCTTTGATTTAATAATACCTTCATACTTAAAGTACGTCTTCATTGTCCTTAGTATTTTTAAATTGATTTTTCTGTTCTAACATATCTTTAAATGCTTCACCTACATCCCTGAACTTGAGGGTTAACAATTTAAAGAGTATTCTCCATATACTGTACCGTTTCTTAATACCATGTATTTCACAGATGTGTCCATATATACTATCTACTTCGAAATAGTAGCATATTACCATAACCGTTATTGATACCACTATTGGGTTCATCCCATAGGGTTCTCCAATAGCTTTACCAAGTACAGCACCAAGTAGAACATAGCAGATATAATCTACTATCTTGTTTAGAGTTCTTCTTCCCGCTCTAGATTTTCGAATTTCGATTTTCTGTAACCTACTTGCAGATAACCCAAACCATAAGTCTGATAGGATTAGAATTATTGCAAGGATTATCATCCATCTCAAATCATACAATATTTGTGTACACTCTCCCAATATACCCACAGTGAATGTCTTGAATAAAGACTGAGTTGTGGTTTCTGTTATTCTATCGATTGTTGAATTTATCATTGTTCTACTATTTGCCAAGATTGATTACTGTAAGTTGTAATGGTAAATGTTTTCTCTGAGAGGTCATCATGTTCCCATTCTAACTTTTGAGGACTAACACTTAAAAGGTCTGCATCTACTACGGTGAACTTAGTTCTCTTCGAAGTATCTACCACTGATTCGAATATATACTCTCCAGCTTGTGCAGTTACAAATTCATAACCAGCACCACCTGCGTCATAAGTAGTTACTTTACCAACTTCCCTTATTCGACTATCGAAGTCAGGTTTATTAGAAGTACACTTGATTAAAGTAGATACTTGTTTAACATTCCCCTTTAGTTCTGCATAAGTAGGAGTACAAGAAATCTCGATGATTGTAGGATAATCTTCCAGTATTACTTGACATCTTAAAGAAGAACCATCATCCGCTACAAAGGTATAAGTCCCAGCCTTGGTAAGAGTAATCTCTTCATCAAGGTTATAGGTTTCCCCGTTCTCATCACAGGTAGCAGTACCACTTACATTGACCCCATTTTTCATTTCCTCAAGATGGAACTTACAAGCAGACTTCTCATCCAGTAATTGGTATACTGCATAAGTATCATCTATCTGGTCTTCTGGTAATGCCCAGTTGGGTTCTTTCCAATGACTGTCTGTAGCATCCGAAGGTACTATCTTTAATTTATTCTGATATACTACTGGAGAATTATTAACTACCAAAGTAGTCTTAGCAGTAGGGTAAGCTACAGACTGGAAGGTATAAGTCCCTGCCCTATTTGCAGTATATACATATCCATTCTGAGCATCAAAGGTTTCTCCAGTTTCAATTACCCTTACTCTGTAATCATCCCCATTACCAGAAATACATTGTATCTTTACTGTAGCTTTTGCAGAGCCATTGAATAATGTGACTGTTGGTGGGCTAACAGTAATTCTATATACTGCAGTCTTACCAGATACTACTTCGAATATACCTACACCTTCATTGGTTTCCCTTTTATCCAGTGTACATTTAAACTTATAAGTACCATAACTATTAGCAGTAAACTTATCACCGTTCTTAAACAACTTAGTATCACCAATTAGCCTACAATATAGTTCACCAGTAAATGATTCTGGGTAATTCGATTCGATGGTAAGAGTGGTAGTAGCATCCTTGATACTTTGCTTATCCCCAACTCTAAATTCAGAAGGTGTACATCTTACCTTATATGTAATCTCTTCTCGAGTTACAACAAAGGAAGTTTGCTTTACTGGGAACTCTACAATCTCAAAGATGTAGGTACCAGGCTCTGAAAATTCCCAAGTTGAGCCAGAGACTTTCACTATATCAGTACCGGATAATCGTACATTACAGGTTTTCATGGTACCCTTATAGGATACGTTTGCCCTTACTACTGTACTTACTTTTAGGTTAGTAGGAGTTATCTTTCCAGTAATAGGGTCACAAGTAATAGAATATACTCGATTATAAGATTCTTGATTAACCGTGATTTGAGTTACCTTAGTAGGGTCTCCCACACTTCTAAAATAATAAGTACCTGCTCTGGGTATATTAAAAATGGAACCACTTTCGTGTTTAGTGTAACCCCAATTTATATTATCACTGGATATCTGATATCTTAGGTCGGCATTTATCCAATCTGAAGTTACAGTTACCTTTACCGGTACTTCATATACCTCTGAAGTAATAAGATTGGGTTGGTCCGGATTTACTAACTCAGCTTTAATTGTATACCCATCATTTACGGTAAACCCATATTGAATATTGAAAGATACATGATAGGGTATGAACCTTTTAAAGAAAGCCTCTACAGCTTCTCTAAATTTTCTAAAAGCTGCCGAGTTCGAAGTATATCCATGACCTGTAAGTCTAAAGGTTACTGGTATACACTGAGAACAATCAAAAGTATTATCGTAAGTATACTTATCGTCATACTGATAGTATTGGTCAAAGTGTGGATTGCCTTTTACCCAACCATCATAGCTATCTGCTTTTGCAGGGTCTGTTACTACGCAGGTTAATCCATACAACCTCATCATTATCTCGAAGAACTCAGAGGTGCCTCTCATTTTAAAAAGAGATATTGAGTACTTCAATATGTTTCTTACTTGAGTACTGGTTAATGTAAGGGGTCCCTCCTTTGGAATTATCCAAAGCTTTGATAGTTCCTGGAGTTTACTATCAGAATAGAACCCATTAAAGTACTCTGCCCATTTCTGTGCATCTATAGTGTTCCCATAAGCAAAGGGCATTTCTCCGAGGAATTGCCAAAGGAAATTGAGGTACATATCTGGTGCCTTATCTATATCAATAATATCCAGAATGTTCTCAATGTCCTTCGTAATATAATCTTCAAAATGCTCTCCACAAATTTCTAGAAACCTCTCTAAGATGCCTTTGCCATTTACCTTATAAGTGTCTTGGTCCTTATATTCGAATGGTAAAAAATCAATTAGATTTTTAAGGTTCACCATTTTTATACGATTTCATTTACTGTTAATGTTAACTGTGAAGCATTTTCGAATACCGGTAAGTTAAAACCTGGGTCTTCATAATCATGGTTGGGTTCTGATACCGTAATAGAATACCGATAGCCCGATTGATAGCTGTTGTTCTGAATGTCCAAAGAGAAATCAAAACCATTAGCTTTATCGATAATCTGGATAGAGCTACCAACTGAGCCAGTAGTTACATAACCATTTGATACCGAACGTACTGTAAAGGTAGTTGAGGAATTGAAGGTTATGTAGTAGGTCATAGAACCCTTTGCCTTGTTTAATTTAAACTGGCCCAGGTTTAGTTCCTTATTACCATAAATGGTAGTAGGCCAAGGTTTAATATAAAACTTGGTAAGGTGAAGGTAATCTACGGTTGATAAGTTATCAATTAAGGCATAAATATCTGATACCCTTACGCTCCCTCCTATCTGAGCTTGCTCTGGAGAATAGGCATTATACAGAGCCGTAAGAATTTGAGTTTGTATCTCTGCAGTCTTATAAGACTTCTTACCGGTAACACCCATCTCTAGAATAATCTGAACCTTACCTGCAGACTTAACCTTCAACCAAGTAGTCATAGGAGCCCTTTGAGATAATAGGTTGTATACCCTATTTATTAATTCGGAAGAAGCAACAGCTCCACCATCTGGGCTAATATATATATTAAGCTTTCTACCGCATTCATAATCGGCTTTAGCTTTGTTTACCCCATCAACTAACATAGCTAAACTTTCGAAATCCTCTTTGGTAATTGCTACTCCCAAAGTCTTTACACTCAAAGGTATGTGTTCCTTGAGCATGGTAAAGTTTTCGTAGTTTGAACCGCCTCCAGCATCATAAGCATTACTTACAGTAGCATCCGTAATTGAGGAAGATATTACTGAAGGTACCGATGTAATGGTATTACTCTTTACATTACCCTGAGTACCATTGGTTAAATAGAATACTACATTGGTTATCTTTGCACCTGCAGCGGGTTTCTTACCAAAGGTACCATCTCCAAACATTATATAGGGGCTTAGAGATTCATCTACCGAAACCATGAAATGTTTATCGGTAGGTTTAGACTTTGCAAAGGTATCTACTAATACCCATGTTTCCCCACCTATCTGTAATGACATAGAGCCTTGTTCGTAATACTTACCATTTGGTAATGTACCAAGATTAAGTATAACCCTATCACCGGTGGGTATTACCATATTATTAAGAGCACTTGCAGTATACCTTTCATGTTGTATGATGGGTACCTTACAAGTAGTTACATTCGAATACCAAATTACATCTCTAGCAGATAACCAAGAATTACCACTGGAATCTGTAAACAGAGTACCCTGAGGTATAGTTAATTTAGCACCAATAGAATTACCCGTAATGCTTCTGGATAAGATTACATCTACGGTAGCTGCAATCGCTGCCCGAGCATGGTAATCTACCAATGCCCCATGTTTAACTACCGAATCATACCTCCTTGCAGTAGATAGGAAAGTTTCCCTTGCCATGTTATCTACGTAGTAATGAAGTACTTCGGCAATTGCCGCAAACAATGAGAGGATGATAATTAAGATATTACCCTCCGAATAATCCGTTATGAGTTTCTGACCTTGAGGGTCTTTGAGTCCCATAAGGGATTCAACCAGCTTGGCCTTAATCTGTTGATAAGACCTCTGGTATGGGTTAAGCCATTTATTTGTGATTCCCATATTATTGTGTATTTAATGAATTATCCGAACTGTCATAGGTGATATCGAGGTACTGACTAGAATTTGTTCCATTTACTACATATGTTACTTCTATGTGTATTTTTGCATCAACTCTAGTAACGGTGATATTTTGGAAGGTTATCCTTTGTTCCCAAGCACCTATGGCTTGTTTTAAAAACTCTTTAATTATAAAACTTAGGGCTTGTGAGTTTGGCTCCTCAATACATTGCCATAATTTACTACCAAAGTTTTCCTGTCGAAATCTCTGGCCTATCATGTAGTATAATATTGAACTTATATTATCTCTGATAAGTTTAAAATCCCCATTTACTGGGTACCAACCTCTTTCACCCTTTTCATTAGTTGTAAGTTGGATAGGATAAGTTACACCTATACCAACTAAGTCTGTAAAATAATTCTTTTCCATTAGTGTATGCAGGTTTTATCCTCATAATCGTCTACAACGAATTGTGAGAAAGGTTTAGTTGCTTGAGTTAGAGTTGGACCTGAAGAACCTGGTCCAGTAGTTACACCTGAGTGTACATGAGAATTGAACATACTGCGAAGTTGTTCTAGTTCTTGGATAGTTTGATTTAGTTTTTCGGTTAATTGAAAAATATTGATTACTCCACCATTTTCTCCAGTATTAAGTATCACTGAATCGCCAGAAGATACATTTATATCTCCCTCGGCATTTATTACTATCTCTTTCTCCGAACGAACATTTACAGGCCCATTGAAATGTAAATTGAGTTCTCCGTTATCATCATCTATGACTATTAGGTTTCCTTCAGGAGTAACTATCCCCATTTTATTAGGACCATCTAATGGTTGAGGTATTTGGCTCATTCCCCAACCATGGTATTCCCAGAGTGGTTTAGTTGGATCTCCAAATTCAAAAGTAACAAATACCGTATCTCCCACTTTAGGAGCTAAGAATTTAAAACCTGAACTAATTGAACCATGTTGTCCTTTAGGATATGCCCAAGCAAATACTCCCCCCATTACCTCTGGAACACATACCTTTACTCTATTCATATGTTTCTCTACATCGTCATTATCAATAACAATGCCTCGATAAACAGAGTAATACCGACCAAGACCCTCTAAGCCTTCGTCGGTTATTATCTTTGCTGTTTCGTAACTCATACTTTTTCTACATAGATTTGACTTGCTATTCGCTTATGCCTTTTAGCTATGTCTCGGTATACTCGATTAGCTATGGCCATATAATTAAACTTAACCCTATAATCTTCAGGCACTTGGATTTGTTTAACTGATACCTTGCCCGGGATTAACTTACCCTTAGAGGTAACTGTATTACCTGTAGATAATACTATACCCTCTGCCAAGGCTTGAGGATTATCGGCATTTACTTCAGTATAATAAGCCTTCTTTCGAATAAACTCAGCTTGACCCTTGATATCAATTATGTCCCCCTTATCATTCAAGAAATGCTCATTGTAATATACCTTCTCATTATAAGTAAAGTTAAGATTAAGATTCTGAGAAGTACTTAGGGCTTTTTTATCTTGCCCCTTTTTAGTTTTAGCATTAGCTTTAGCATCATTAGATACGATGTTTTGAGTAGATAAATCAGTTTTAGAAGTTACAGAGCCAGACTTGGAATTGTTCTTTACTAATTCCATATTAGTTATATACCCTTGACCGGCATCCATAGAATGAGTACACTGTTTTATATACCAAAGCCCTGACCAACGTTTCCCTACATTATCTATTCGGATTATTTGGGAAGTTGCTAGCATAGGTCTACCCACTACCTGAAGTTGACATACTAACTTTTTCTCAGTTTGCTTTAAACCACCATTGGCATTAGCATTAGCTGCCCAAGCATACTTATCGGCACCACCGTATCTACTAAATAAATTATGGTAAAGTTTATAAAGAGGTACCTTGAGATTTACCCTTTTCATATGTCTTACCTTAACCCTCTTACCATATTGATTTTGACCATAACCCTTAGTAGTATCAACTTCCATATCGGATAATACTTCAGTATAGGGGTCTTTCTTTAAAGCTTCGAAACCTCTCTCTGAAGCAGGTAATATTCCAGCTTGAAAATTGATACCAGAAGCTATACCCGCTCCTGCTTGTTTAGAGGTATAACCCTCTGGGTCATAATCTAAGGGGTCTACATACTCTTCTACCATAAATTCCATACCATCTTCATCTTCGAAAAGATACATTTCGCATTCTAATAGCTTCTTAAGATTAGCTTCTAACTCTTTACCATTTTTAGAATTTTTTAGTACTTGCTTAAGGGCATTCTTCTTATCATCAGGTAACTCGTTGGCTACTTGATTAATGGTAGCTCGTACTTCTTCGGTAGACATCTCATCAAGTCTCCTTTGCTTACCTGCTTCATAAGCACCTACTGGACCCACTGCTTCATACTCTTCTACTCTCTTTTTATATTCTGCAGTTTTTTCCATGTTATACTGAAGCTGAGTGTCCCAAGCATCCATTACCTCTGTAGGAGTAGTAGGATGACTTCTATAATCTTCAAACCCATTGCCAGTAATATTAGACACCATAAGGTTATCTACCTGAGCCACAGGAGGTCTTAAAGCTAATGGAGGTTTATCCTCTGGCTCATTTATATTAGTTGATAATACCGATAAATCTTTACTATCTGGGTCTAGAGATGGAGCTAATACTGCTTTAACTCTTTTAGTTATTTCCTGAGTAGCAAAAGATACTCTAAGTACTTCCCCATTCTCTCCTTGATATGTATAAGTACATACCGGTTCTTCATGGAATTTCCGATTATGTATATAGATAACACCATCCCTTGAATCCACATACCATGGCCCATTAGTATACCCTTTCATCTTCTGTTCTAATTGAACTAAGACGTTCTTGCCCACTAATCCAAAGTCACTATCAATTAAAGCTTTCAAGTCTTCTGGCATAGCTACTTCTGCTACTCCACTGTATTTGTTAGCATAGAGTACTTTACCAGTAGTAGTACGGGTACTCTCTGTGGGTACCTGTAGTGACTCGTATACTTTATTACTTATTATCTGTTGTTCCATTACTGAAATATTTCTATGATTACACCAGTAGCATTCCCACAACCATTGTCTAAATAGGTAGATAATCTATAACCTTCCATGTCCGAATGAACATAAGCAGGCTGATATCTTAAATCCCCTGAAGAATCAATGCACTTAATAGTTACATGAGTACCTGTAGAATCGAATACGGCTTCGAACTCTCTTACCTTAATTATTTTTATGGGCCCAGATATAAATTGGCCATCAGGGTATATATATCCCCATTGAAGACAAATGTTTTGGTTCTCTTGAATCTCGGCAATATCTACAGTATCAGGATTACCCGTATCGAAAGTAATGGTAGCCAAGTTTTCTTTTTCTTCATCATATCTATAACTCCAGGTACTTATATACGCTCCAAGGGGTATACCTGTAATGGGATTCATTATAGGCATACCTCCAAAATTGAAAAGGGCCAAATAAGGTTGACCCATTCCATTATATAATATAGGTTTCTGTTTAGCTGCCATAAGTCGGTATTCTTATTAGAGTTCCCATTTCTAATTCCTTAAAAGGATTCAGTATCTTATTAGCTTCAGCTATAATGTACCACTTACCAGAATCACCATAGTACCTGAAAGCAATGTTCTGCAAGGTTTCCCCATCTTTAACGGTATGTTGAATATCGTTAGAGGATTCCGGTACTACTGGAGGTTTAGCTTCTAAGGAATAATCCCCATCGTTGTATTTCAGAGCATAGGCATTATTATATGGGCTAGCTCCCTTTAGGTATTGGTTAACATCAATCATATTTAATACCTCCTGTCTTTTTAAGTGAATCGGAATTTATAAAATCTCCATAGGATAAGTTATATGCACTTACTCTCTTGAAAATCAATTCTTGAGTTGCTGCTGCAGGCAATAACCTACCATTACCAAAAGTAGCTGGCTTTCCGGGTATCCTTATTCGATAACCGTTCTGAAAGTTCTTCAGAGTATAAGTTGCTGAGGTAAGGATATAATTGTGGTTATCGAATATACCAGAATCCCCCCACTCAATCTTAACAATCGGGGGAGCAGCCTGGTAGCCATTAGATTTAGACCATGCCTCTAATAACCTACATTTATTGATTACCTCTTCTGGATTTTCTGGGTCATTACAGTACCAAGACACATCGAATTGAATAATGTCTTCAGCTCCAGTAAAGTGATACATTGGTACATTGCGACCCATTGATTTAATGGTGGCCCATGTGGTTTCTCCTCTAAAATCTATTTCTGGAGGTCTATTCTGTAAGGTAATGTATTGAGTGGGGTTAACAGTCATGTTATATATCCTTACTTCATTCTGATATATAACATCTGCTTTAGCCTCGAAGTTTCTGTAATTAGTAGTATTCTTATTCCCCTTTGCTGGGTCTACTCCTTCACTTTCTTCTAACCTTGGGAATTGTAATTCCATTCTCCATTTAGCCTGGAGTTGTTTATTTAGAATAGGGTTCTTAGACGATATTTGAGCTTCTCCGATTACCCCATTTGGGTTATAGAGTTTACCCTTTTGAGAATCATCCTTTGGAAGAGTAGAGATAGTTCGATTGAGTAATATCCGAGCTCTCCATAATTTATTTAGGGGACCAGTAAGAACACCTGCCGTATCTCTTGTAAGGTCATTGTACTTTTCAACAACCTTACCTGCTGCTTTATTTAATACTCTAGCCATAGTGTTTTAGTTTTATATTCCCATTACAAATGCAGCTCCAGTAAAATCTTGTTGAGAACCTGGAGCATAATCTCCAACTGCTTGACCATCTACTGAGATATTGATACGAGAATCTCTCATACCTTCTTTAATAGCTAACCTAACGGCATTAATAAATCTCTCTTCATTCTGGGCTCTAATGGTAGTTGGGTCTTCTTTCTCTTTATTCTGAGCTTCAGTATTCCTATCTACTGAATTACTAAGGTAACTAATACCCTCAATTAATAAAGGAAGACCTACAGTAATTGTTAATCCCCAGGGTCCACCGAGTAATCCCATAAGTCTACCACCTATAGAGGTTAAACCTTTTATAGCACCTTGCCTAGCCACTTGACTACCAACTTGGGCACCTGCTCCAGCTAAAGCCTCTCCAGCTAAATTACCCGCCATAGTAGTTGCTAATGGTACTCCAGGATTTGGTGTCTTAACATATCTTCCGGTTTTAGTGTTATAAAATCTACCAGCAGAATTCATACCAATACCGCTTGACATCATTTGGAGTTGAACCATGGTTCTCATAAGGTTAACCATCCTTACCATGTGTGCTTCCATAATGGCAAACTGAGTATTAGTTTTTATTGCTGCAGCAGACATACCTTCAGTAGAAGCAGTAGCAATAGTCTGTAAATACCCAACAGACCTAATAATACCTCTTACAGTATTAAATCCTGCAACAATAGTACCTACTACTACTGCAGTAGCTCCTACCCTAAGACCAAAACCTCCAACCCAAGTTTCTGAAATAGAATTAATTACTTTGATTATAGAGTTACCCACATTTAGTACTGGGGTAAAGATTCTACCCAAAGCCGCTCCTGCAGTAACGGTTAAGTTTTCTATACTTGATTCGAATTGGTCAATGACACCCGCATCGGTTTTAAGACGTTCTTCATTAAGTCTATTTACTGCCCCCCTGTTTTGGTCATAGGTTGCAAGTATCTTACCCATCTTATCTCTACCAGAAGCAATATCCCTAAGTACGGGGAGCATACCACGATTACCACGAACTCCAAAGATATTGAAGAAAGTTGGTGTTTCAATTCGTGAAGGTAAATCTACTGCAGCCTTAGCAAACTTCTGATAGATAGTATAAAGGTCTATAAGATTACCCTGAGCATCGAAGAATTCATCTGGACTTAAGCCTAGATCTGCTAAAGCGTTATAGCCTTTCTTTTTTTGGTTAACAAGAGAGAGTTGTAAGTAACGAATCATATTGGCCAGTGAGGTACCTGCCATAGAACCCTGTATACCCATATCACCCAATACACCAATAGCAGCAGCGGTTTGCCGAAGGTCTACTCCAGCAGTTGCCATATCTGCTCCTGCATAAGATATGGACTGGGCTAAGTCTGTTAAAGATATATTTGCATTAGTAACTGCAGTATATAAATCATCGGTTACTCTAGCGGCTTCTCCCATTGGGATTTGGTACATTGACATGATATTGGTCATCAAGTCAGCTACACCACCTTTCTGTCCCACTGGCATTGTAAAGATTGAAGCCAACTTAGATGCCGGCCCAATCATTTCTTTAATAGCATCGAATTTATTACCCGCCATAGCCAGGTATCTTTGTCCTGATGCAACATCCGAAGCAGTAAGAGGAGTTATCTCATTGACATCTTTTGCCAATTGTAACATTTCTCTTTGTTCTGCAATGGTAGCACCGGCAATTTTCGAAGCAGTCCAAACTTCATTCTGAACACCCGCAGAGTATTTATAGGCCCTTGCCATTCCCCCTACGAGCTGCATTCCGAAGTTCATTGTATTGGAAGCTGACATCTGTATACCTCTATTCCAGGTATTCATATCATTCATCATTGTTCTGAATGACCCAGATATCTTGCCAGCCTCTTGAGAGAATCGGTCTTTTAAAACCATGGCAACACCGACCTCTACTATACTCCTACTGGTATTCATAATTTACTTTCTTTTCTTTAATTGTTTATAATATTGCTCGGCCATTTCCTTGAATATTTTCCTTATTCGGTACGGAAGACGTAAAAAGCCGAAATAGTCTAAGGCTATCTCGGCTCTGGTGATATAAACAAAATCACTCTCTAACATTACTCTTCCGTCAGGTAGAAAAAATTCGGTGCCCAAACTATAGGATAAGTTCTTTCTTCTCCAGTGGTTGGATTAGTGATGTGAGACTCACCTTTGAAAATGGGGTCCATAGATAAGATATACTTTCTCATCTCAGCCATATCCTTTGCAGTAAATGGGGTAAAGTTTTCTACCTTTTCCCAACTACCATCAACCTCTAAGTAAAGGTTCCGACAAAGAAGAGGAGCATTCTTAGTTTGCTTATCCAATGGCAACTTCATGAACTCTTGTTCTCCCTTACCAGTCATACAATCGAATTTAATTCTCTTGCCAGATGAAAGAGTGTATTCATGGTTTATCAATCTAACTCCCTCTGGATAATAAGGGATAGCATCGGGCTTTTGATTCAAATCATCCTCAGTTGGAGCAGTACCGTAATCGAAAAGGAACTCATGAAGGTCTTGGCCATAAGTAACTTTACCTCCATTCTCTTTGCCCCAATCATATTCAAATTCTACCTCATCCCCCAAAGAGAAGATACGAGAATTAAAGATAATAGCATAGCGGTCATTGACCGGTAAGTTAAGGGCATCATCTATGGTTAATTTCCCATTGGGTGTAGCCGTAGTTCTAATTACAATTGCTGCAATGAACTTGGTAAGGTTCATCAAAGTCTTCATGTCTGAAAGGTTACTGAGGATATCCTCATCAGCACCATTCTGTTCTCTGATTTCATATTCGTAACCAGAGGGTCCGGTAAATCTAAATGTTCTAAATTCCATAACTGTTATTTTTAATGTTTACATATGTTCATAGTACTCCTTATAACAACAAGAAAGGGGTGAGCTCCTATCACAGGAATCCCACCCCTCCACCGAATCTTAGTGAAAATAGACTAAGGAATTAGTATTTATCTGCAGTACCAACTGAGAACTCTATGGACTCAATGGTATTCTCTGAAGCCATTCTGTCCAAGTCTAAGCCGGTAATCTTACATGGCCATACCTCTTCGAAGACATGGGTATTAAGAACTGAGACTCCATCTTCGGCAAGTTCGTTTACAATTGCCGTTTCCCAGTATTGGCTTGGTACTAAACCACCACCAACTATGTGGTCCTGGCAAGAGTATAGCCAATCATGAAGCCATGTATCGGAACCTGCAGTAGTCATAAGTTTCTCTACGATAAGATTACCTATAGTAACCCTACCTGCAGTTTTAACGTCTCTATTGACGTCCCCATGAGCAACCTGGTCAATCTCAATATCCGGCAAAGTACAACTTTGAAACAGATAAGTATTGATAGGGTGTTTGGGGAACATGATGCTCCACAAGAATTTCTTCCGTGGGTTTTTTACTTTTGCTCCCATCGTTATATGTTTATAGGTTATTACTTGTTTCTACGATTGATACAGATTTGGATGCCGCATCAATTACAATCTCCATAGTTACTTCTTGCATAGGAACTACATCCTTATACTTAAGGATAGCACGGTACTTACCTTGACGGGCATCTGCCTCGGTATTAATTGAAAGGTCATCCCAAGAAGTTGCATCTTGGTCACCCATCCAGGTATACTCGGTCATGGCATCTTCATCTACCAATGAATCCAGTGTAGGTTTAACCTCCAACCAGATTCTCTTCCAAGTACTCCAAACGTTTGGTTCTTCGATATATTTGTTGAGTACCGGGCGAAGGAACTTCTTCAGGTAAAGGTTCAGTCTTACGATTGAAAGGAATCTTTCAGAATCCTGTTTCACTTGAGAAGAGAAGCAATGCCATAGCATGGTTTGCTTACCTGCATCTGGAGTATCTTTGATTACCATCTCATTGATATAATTCTGAGCAAGAGTGTTCAGTTCGTTATATCGAGAAGGAGAACCATAGTTGGGGCATACTGGACCAACTGCATCTCCAATAACCCCTCGGTTCATACCAGCAAAGGATTTCCAAGGACCATATTGAGTAGCAGAGGCATCTCCCAAACCAACAATAGTACCCACTACATCGGAATCCTGAAGATTACCGTTTTCGTTGTAGTACTTAAGTCCACCACCAAAGTAGGCAATGTACTTAGAGTTACCTACAGTACCAAGGCAAGTCTGTACCCAAGTTACCTGAGCTTTGTAATCTCTTGCCTGAGTACCTTGAGTATAATGGGTTAAATGTTTGGGAACTTCGATATACAGTACCCATTCCATCAATTCCTTTGCCATATCTGCAGCAGCCTTATATACCTTGAGTACATCTGAATCGGTAGTAAGGTGTTGAGAGATATGTGAAATAAATAATTGGTAGAAGTCGGTGTAATCTTTTACCAAATCCAAGGAAGTAATCCATTCTTCGGCAGTTGGAGTGGAACCTGCACTACCGATAGTACCATTAAACAGTTTCTCTGTTTCGGAGGGTGCAGCATCTCCCACGGTAATAGTGATAGCATTCTTAGTACCATCAATATCATCGGTAAGCCACTTAATTAGGTTTTCAAAAGAGGAACCTGCAGTAATTACCGGCTTAATATATTCCGAGTTCTTAGCAAATGCACTAAGAGCAAGGTAATCTACCGAAGTATTATTGTTATCATCGGCAGTTTTGTAGGTTATTACTGGTCCCTGTTCAAGTACTTGCCCATTAGCTGAATATATTTTATAATACAAGGTATTAGCTTGCTTATAAAAACCAACCTGGAAAGTATTTGCACTACCAATTGGATCTCCATATCCCTTGGTTACTAATCCAAAACTATAGGTAGTACTACCTGATTTGAAAGTAATCAGAGCAGAGGGTTTAGCCGAGTCGGGTACAGCAGAAGCAACTGAAATCCCATCTTCTGAATCTTTAGCTTTTCTTGCCGCAGCCTGAGAAGCAGTTACTGTACCTTGAGTAGCTCCTTTGCCAAGTACTCGAATAACACGAAGCTTAGAACCACCTTGCAAAGCCTTTTCGATATTTGATACAGAACCATCGGGTACAATTTCAGAACCATAGATTCTTTGGAACTGAGAGAATGTAGAGATGATTTCTGAAGGGTCATCGTATGGACCTTTAGTAGTTCTAGCCAATACACAAGAAACTCCTAACATGGGAGTAGTTTGAAGAACATTGTTGTTCTTAAACTTAAAATCAACATGAGGTGAAGTTGGCATAATTCTATTGTGATTAAAGTTAATTACTCGTTTAATTTATACCCTAGAGTATTGTACCTATACCTTAGGTACTTTTAACTCTAGCATCTCATTTTCGTTTTGTTCTAACAATCCAATGAGAACTGAGATATCCTTGATAGGTGTAAGTGTACCTTCTCCCAAAGCTTTTTCTGGAAGAATACCGTCTTTACATACATAAGTGTATACCTTCTCAAGTATACCATGTTCTACATCTGGATGGTCATAATAATTACCAATCTCAATGAATAGGTTTCCGGTGGGAGCAAGCCTGCCCTTTTCCCATTCCTCTAAGTCATTGAAGTATGGTCTCACGTATCCTCTAGCAGGTAAGCCAGTATATAAGATTGTATGTAGCAACCTCATATCTGCTTGTGTTTGAGAAACTAGATGTACATCTATGGTAATATCTTTTGTTTCATAAGGAAACTCTGAAGCTTGGTAATTACCATCCTCAAGTTTATCACCAATGATGTATTTATTCACACCAATATCCCCCGAATAATAACCCTGTAGTTCTATGGTTATTCTTGGGAGAGTCTTTGGGCCTTTTACTTGATTATTCCCTATACCAAAAAGAGGTATGAACTTCTTCATACCTTTGATTGCCTCTTGAAATCTTTTTTCGTTTTCTTGAGACAAAGGTAAGAAGTCTTCTGGGTTTAAGGTAAGACCCATTTCCAACATTGTACTAAGTAGAGAGATATAAAAAGTTCTTTCTACTATTTCTTCTGAGTTTACCATTAAAGTCCTAATCTAATATTTAATTGAACACTTTGATTGCCATTGTCATTAATATACCCATTATAAATTACCTGAATACCTCCAAAACCACTCATTATGGTTTGTAAATGACCAACACAATTTAATTCACTAACCCATTGAGTAGCAATATTTGAAGGATAATCGGTAAGCCATACTTTAAAGGGTATTGGTTCTGAACCAATACCTCCAGGGAATTGACCCTCTATTGTCTTACTTATATCGGTTATCTTAAATTGTTTTATAAATTTAGCAACTTGAATACCGTTGATAAGGTAGTACTGATAACCCTTTACATTACTAATCTGAGCAGTACTAGTATTTTGACCAATATTTGGGAATGGTATATTCGGGGTTGGTTCAAAGCCATACTTAGTAGTTTTAGTACCTGGAGATTGAGTTATATTTAAAACTATCTCAGTGTTAGGTTCTTGCTGTGAGATAATCTTAACTATAGCAGTTCTTTCCAAGGGGTCATAGTTACTGGGGTTATGTTCTTGATTAGTAGATTTAGTTTTGATAGTAAGCTTACCTGCGGCATTAGCTTCTCCAATTTCTTGGGTTACCTCTAACCAATCTGAGGAGCTTTCAACTTTCCAATCTACAGCACGATATTCATCTTGAGGCTTATTATTGATAAACTTCTGTTGGTAACTGTATACACCTATTTCTAGGGTCTCACCCCCTTTAGTACCATCGAAAGTATGGGAAGTAGTTTCTGGAGTGATACTAAAATAAGTTCCCCAGGTCTCTACTATTTTAGGAGCGGCCTTTTGTACCAGAATTACTTCCCTTTCTACACCCTGAACTACTACCTTGAGAACCTGCTCTTTTATATTATTCATGTCTTCGTTTACTGCCTTAGGCTTTACCCTAATAGTTGCAGTACCAGTTCCGGATAAGGATGATATTTCGAAATCTGCTGCCATTATATAACCCTCCTTATTTCTTTTCTAATTTCATTACGTATTTCCTTTTGTAAGGCAGCTTTTCCACCAGCAGCCTTAAATGCAGGATTCCAAAGAGGACGAGGTGGTAAATTACCATCTCTACTACCATACTCTAACATGATAGCTATCTGATTCAAAGTCTTTCTTGAAGTCTTACCCGTATAGGTAATCTTCTTGATTCCAATTGGCAATCCGACGAAAGTTCTTTTCTTACCTTTTACCAAAGTAACTGAACGAGCATATTGCCCCGTAAGATTTAACATGGTATGGTCCCCATATTTCTTTAGGGTACCAGGAGCATGTGGTGGCCATGATACTCCTGAACCTCTTGGGGGAACACCCGTATTCAAACTTCGTCTTACTATACGAAGAAGTTGATTACCAAACTTTTCTGTACCTTTCGCATAGCCTTCGGTTAAGATACTTGGAGTTTTGGCAATCAACCTTTCTGCACGAGCTTGTTCTCGTTTATCTACGTATATTTCTAGAGGGCCAACTGGAGTCGATAGTGTAATATTAACCGACTTACTTGGCATAATTCTTACTGTTGTTTAGGTTTATCCAATCCCAGCTCCTGAGCAATTCTCTGTAACAGAGTCTCTTGAGTGGATATTCGTTGGTCCATGTATTGACGGAACTCCTCAAACCCTGGAGCAGGTTTACTTGGAGCAGAAGGTGATTGGTTAATTGAATTGAGAATGTTATCGCATTCAGAAACAATTGCCTCAAACTTTGGTCGATTGTTAAGTATATTCAAGGCATTATGTTTCTGCATAGTAACCTCATTAATTATATTCACTACATCGGTAGTATAATATACACCATTATAAATACCTTCATCAGATTGTGATGGCAAGTATACGGTGAGTTGTGATACCGAATCTTGGATTACCAATTCGACACTGTTAACAAAGCCGTCTTTAGCACCAGAGGCCATTGGTTTACTTTCTCCTACCTTTACGATTCTTGCTGTATCAAAAATAGGATAACCAGACCGTCTGTCTTTTTCTAATGTGAAAATCATTTCACCTTTCTGTACCTTTTGGAAAATCAATGTTCTTTCGTCCATAATCATCTTTTATTAATTAAGTTTAAACCAAATGAAACTACACCTGGATTCCTTTGCATGAAGTCTACCAGGTTTAAGAATTGATAGTATCCAAATTGATTTATGAGTACCTGAGCTTTGTTTGCTACTTCTTGTGCAATCTCTATATTGGGAGCAGGTAGAGCTAATTGTATCTTGAATTCGGTGAGTTGTTCTTGTTCCATAATTCCTTAGTTTAATGAGTTAAAACGAAAAAAAGGAGTACACCTAAAAACAGATGCACTCCTTTAATCATCTTGGTATTTTAAATTACAACGCCATCGCCAGCACCTTTTACTTCTACTCCCATAATGTTTTGGATTTAGAAATTAATAAATAAAATTAACTATCTCATATAAAAATGTTCTAGTGTTGTAATTAAACCTGTGCAATTTCGAATACATACTCATAGGTTATAGTTGCAGCACTCTGGTTAATATTAAGTGTTATCTCCTTACCGGATTCTGATTGAGTTACCGTTACTGTAGCAGACCTTGAGGATTCAGCAGTGTTCTCATAAGTTTTAACTGAGAGTCCATTATCTACTATATTAACAATAGTCCAACTCGGTACATTTCGACTTGCTCCTACCGGATATATATCAGAGGTTTCTGTACCATTTATCACTTTCTTTTTATAAGAGATGAATGGAACCTCTTCAGTTTTTCCCAAAGCTGGATGAGTAATAGATTTAGAAGTCTGACTTCCAGGAGCACTCCCCCAATTAAAATAATAATTATAAAATACACTTGCACCACCCTGAGTGATATCCACATAATCGGAAGCACCTCCATAAGAAGCAATAACTCTAATGGACCTACTACCAGTACTGGTATTCTCAGAAGCACTAAGTGTAGTACCAGATAGACTAAATCCTGAAGTACCATTAGTACTTAAACTTGGAGTAGCACTATCCGAACCATCTCTTGTATTTGAACCAGAAGTATAATTAGCATACCTGGGTCTACTAGCGCTTGGGTACAAAGTTACACTACCTCCGGTATTACCGATGGTATAAGAACTTGCCCTTAAGCTTACACTCCAAGAGCCATAGGTATACCCAGTAAGTTCGTTTGCTGCCTGGTATACTGGTACACTTACAGATTTGGTTTTACCATTTAGTGATAAGGTACCAGTAAGGGTTCCTACCTTGGTTCTAGATTTAACGGTAGTACCCAAAGAACCTGCACTAACTGCAGTACCATAACTAATGCTAGCACCGCTTGTAATTGTGCCACCTCCAGTTGTAGAACCATTCCATCCCCAAGTCTGAAAATATGATGGCATAATTGAGAATGAACTTCTACTTCCTCCACTTGCAGGTATATCGGATACACTTCCTCCACTGGCAGTGATTTCACTGTAAGTCCTATAACCTGCAGATTGAGAACAACTAATAGTTGCCTTCTTATTAGTTTCAGCTTGGGTTAAGATTACCGTACCACTTCGTGTACTGGTAGAAGTATGATTACCCATAGTTACAGAAGTACCACTTCCGGATACGCTACCAGAGTTGGCTCTAGTATAAGTTAAAGCTATTTGGTTACCATAATTATGCCCATTTCTTAATTCTTGCTTGTAAGAAGTAACTGAAAAGGTTTTGGTACCTCCAGTAGCCCCAAAAGACATAGAAGTAGGTGTTACACTCCAACCATAACTCCAAGATTGAGAGGCTGCTGCCTGAGTGAAGGTAGCAGAAACGGTTTTACCAGATTCATCTTGAGTATAAGTTCTAGTATGAGCTCTTGAAGATAGAGCTAAATTTTCGGTAGCAATAAACCCCATAGTATCAGTAGACTCCTTTAACCAATCTGGTAAAGTTGTTCCGGTATGACCCACTGTTACCGAAGAGCCTTGAGCTACCCCATCCCAATACTTTTGTTTAGTTGAAGTTAAACCTATTCTAGCAGGGGTTGATTCTCCACCTATGGCAGGAAAAGTAAAGGAAGTATTTATAGCTGTAAAAGTATACTTATAAGTTACCTTATGAATATCCTCTAACTTTACTGTTTCGTTATTTCCATAGGAACCGGCATTGGATAGTTCCAACCCCACATAATTTTCCCCTGTTCCTGTAGGGGAGAGTGCTAACAATTCAGCCTTGGTAGGACAGTCATTGCCATCCTTACCAAGGCCTACTTTACTTTTGACAGCACTCCAGGTTGCTATCTCTCCCATAAGATTTATTTGTTTTTAAGTTCCTGAATCTCTGCCTTCAAAGCCTTGATTTCATCATAGAGAAGTTTAACACCCTCGATTGCCAAGGTTGACATCTTGTGATATTTAACTTGTTTTACGAGTACGTATTCTTCTCCGTTGATTTCCAAGGTTTCGAATTCCTCTGGATTAGGTACCGTAGATTTCTCTACTGGAACTTCTTCCACATATTTACCAAATCCTAAGCCTTCGAGGTTCTGAGCAATAGTTCCCTCATCCTCCTTACCAATCATAGTAAAGGACTTAGTAGGTATCTGGCAAATTTGGTCCAGAGTATGATTCAAATCTTTAATGTTACCTTTGAGTCGAATATCTGAAGACTCTTTCCAGAAACCGGAAGGAGCAGTAGTCTTAGCAAATACTACCTGGTCGGTAGTTGCCAAACTCAATTGAGCTCTAGTTACTACGTGAGGATTATCTTTTCTACCAGCATGGCTATTGATAGAAGTCTGAGCAGCAGTACCTGCAGCCTTAGCATCAGCAATAGCAGTAGCTTGAGCAGTAGATACGGGCTTATTAGCATCGGAAGTATTATTAACATTACCCAATCCAACCTGAGTTTTAGTAACTGCATGAGGATTAGATTTATTGGCAATGTGATTATTTACCTTAGTTTCTAATGCAGTTACATCTGAACCAGTATCAGCAATCAAATCGTCAACGTAAGTTTTCAATTCTGTACGAAGAGCATTGATAGCATTAGTTCTATTGGTAATCTCATTTGCCAACCCCTGTACCGTATTATCCAAGTTAGTCTTATCAGCTGCAGTCATTACACCTGCAGTAGTCTTAGTTGCTGCTGGTATGGTGACATTCACATCTGTACCTCTACTATATGAGCCCTCTTCGGTATTCTTTACCCATCTAAAATACTTTAATTCGAGATTATTCGTATTTTGGGTAACACTGTTTATTACCGTCATTATCTCCTGAGGTAAACTATTGATTAGTTTATCATGCTCATTATCTTTTGCAATACGAGCCTCTTGTTCATCCTCTATGGCTTTCGGTAGGGTTTGATTAAGTTTTATTACACTTTCTGCCTCCATCAAACCGGCTTCTTGAGTAGTGGCATTGGTTAGTGGAATAAGCATCCCCTCAGGCTGATCTATATAATGACCCTGGTCATCTAAAGAAGAATAATTACACTGAATAATTATATTCCTCTTGTTTCTGTTAGCTATTGAAATATTACTGATTAAATTTCTAGGCATACTAGATACCACATCCTCAAGATGTTTACCTCTACTACCCTCGAAAGCAGTACCTGCAATTTCTCCAATAATAAGGGAAGAAGTGTTACTATCTACGAATTTAGTACCTGACCAACGGAATTGATAAGGAGGTTCCCCATTAGCAACATTAATGTATATCTTACCAGATTCTCCAGTTACCGGAGTTTGGTGAGTAGCATCAGTATACAACTGAACATTAGTAAGACCTCCAGTAGAGCTTACTTCATAAGTAGCGTATACCTCGATTACATCGTCTACATATGAAGGCAAATGTTTAGCTGGTACCAATCCATTACCATCCAATGGAGCAAACCCATCAGCTTGTCCCTTAGTTGCTACAAAGGCATCATGCTTGGCTTCTAGAGTATCAATGTTATTCTGCAGTTTAGTATCAAGGGCAGTATCAGCATCTTTTCTATCTTGAATCTCTTTTTCTAAAGCAACAGTCTGAGAATCTCCCAGATTCTTGATAGCTGTATCGATTGCCTTTTGTCTATCCTCAATTTCCTTAGCAATAGCATTGGGCAAAGTCTCATCAAGATTAATCTTATCTTGGGCAGTCATTACACCTGCAGTAGTCTTAGTTGCTGCTGGTATAGTACCCATTACATATCTACTACCCTTAACATAGACACCAGATTCTGAGTCTAGTTTAGCTCCAGCATGAGTAATGGTGACCTCAGAATCTGAAATTTCTAGATTGCTCCCAGAAGCAAGTACAAAGGATTCTGGGAGAGAATCAAACAACTTCTTATCGGCTGCGGTTTGTACACCTGCCGCTTTATTCGTCGCAGGAGGTATATTTAGATGACGTATAGCATTTTCAATGGGATTATCTTCATATACTCCAGTATCGGGATTTATAGTAGATAAGTCCAAATAAATATCTACCATGTTATGGCGTTGAACTCTTCCATTAAAACCTCGAATGATATTTGGGGGAAGAGAATCAAACAACTTCTTATCTGCAGCGGTTTGTACACCAGCTTTTTCTGCAGTAGAAGCAGGTAAAGTAATTGGATTCTGTTCTACTGTACCATCTTCGATTACAGTTTTAGTAGCAGCAATGCCTATTGAAGTCTCATTTGGAGTTACATCCCCAAGAGCAAAGTTAACAGTAGTAATTCTATCTAACTCTACCTTATCCTTAGCAGTCATCGTACCGGCTTTAGTATCTGATGCCTGAGGCAAATCAAAGGTTTCTGTAGTATCAGCATTCAGACCATTATCCTTAGTTACGGTTACGGTTACTTTACTTGCATCGGAATCAGCCGATATATCTGTAAGGGCATTTTCATCCAACCCATCCAACTTAATCTTATCTGCTGCAGACATGACTCCTGCAAGAGATTGGGTTACCGGGAGAAGTTCTTTAATGGCCTCATTGGATTCTCCGTATTGGTTGTTAGAAACGTCCTTAGTAGAAGTATTTACCTTGAAAGTAAGTTTAGAGTCATCTCTACTTATTTCACTTACACCAGTAACCATGGTATTAGGTAAAGCATCAGAAGTTGCTTCCTCGGCTACCAACCTTTCTTCGTGATCATTGGTAATATTGGTAAATTTGTTATCCAAAGATGTATCTGCATCTATTCTATCTTGGATTTCTTTATCGATACGTTTACCAAGAGCGGTGTCTGCAGCAATACGAGCAGCTTCTTCTGCATCGATATTATCTTGAAGAACTTTATCAGCAGCCTTTCTCTCTTCACTCTCGGTATTAAGGTCAGAAGTATTCTGATCAATCTTTGCTTCCAACCGAATATCTTCAGCTTTACGAGCAGCAATTTCGTTATTTAACAGATCCGTAATGGCCGTATAATTACCATTGATATTATCCTGAATACCCTGGATTAATTCCAGGTTACGTTGGATATTAGCAGTATTCTGAGTTACCAGAGCATTAGTAGCATTCAGGGAAGTTAACAACTCTGTACGAGTTTCACTTACAAAAGTTCTCAGCTCATTTACCGTAGTAGTAAGAGTATTACTCAGGTTAGTGAATGATTGTTGTAAAGTATTATCTCCCTGTTCTCGTAAGTTCTTTTCGGCTTCAAGCTTATTCTCCAACTCTGTAAGCTTAGCAGTCATAGTTGCTGCAAAGTTGGGATCATCACCGAGAGCCTTAGCAATCTCTGCCAAAGTGTCCAATACTTCAGGGGCTGAACCAATAATCTTTTGGATTGCAGCCTCTACTTGTTCTGCATTCTGAAAGTCAGAATCGTTTAATAACTCTGATACCTTAGTGATGTAGTTTGCATGTTCTTCAATGCCATCAAGTTTAGCATATAGCAAATCCGTGAAGTCATTAGAAGAAAGTACTTTACCATCTACTTTATCTACCTTCTTATTATCCAGTGCTTGGTCGGCAGCAATCCTATCTGCCTTCTCTTGAGCAAGAGCATTACTGATAAGTGTATCTTGATTAGCTCTATCAGTTGCTTCTTTATCAATATTGGTTTGAAGTAGAGTATCTCCAGCTAAGCGGTCATTCTTTTCGGTAAGGATATCCTTATTAATACCAGCCATATCATCCTTGTGATTCTGAAGGTTGGTATCAATCTTGGCCTCAAGAGAAGTCTCTTTGGCAATTGCTCGGTCTTTCTCTGCATTAATAGCAGTAGTGTTGGCATTTACCTTTGCTTTTAGTTCATTCATAGCATCGGTATTACCTGCCTCTAGAGAATCAATACGAACTCCCAAAGCATTATCACCAGCAATACGATTTTCCTTTTCTTGTTCAAGCTTAGTGTTAATATTAGCTACTTCGGATTCCAAAGCTTGCTTGGTATTATCCAACTTAGCAGTAAACTCAGTACTCAAAGCTTTATCAGCTGCAGTACGGTCTGCTACTTCTTTATCTAAGTTAACCTGGAGAACTTGGTCGGCAGCCTTTCTTTCTACACTCTCAGTATTAAGGTCGATATTGAGAGTATCGATACGAGAACTCAAGGCACTATCAGCATTAGTACGATCAATGATTTCTTCGTTAATCATATCCTTAACTTCCTTGTAGTTATCACCTACAGTCTTAGTTAAGTTTGTGATTGCCTCTGAATTTCTTTCAATACTATGTTGGTTAGTGGCAATAGCAGTAGTATTTGCATTTACCTGCTCAGTAAGCTCATTACGCAATGTATTGATAGACTCTTGCATACTCAATGCCAAGTCTGAAATACGTTGATTAACGTTAGCCAGACTTTGAGTATAGGCTTCATCTGCAGTCTTTCTTTCGGCAATCTCTTTATCCAAGCTAGATTGAATTGCGGCATCTGCATCTTTACGGTCTTGGATTTCCTTGTTAAGATTGTCTTTTACAACTCCAAGAGCAGCATCACCAATAGCAGACTTATTGTCTACATATTCTTTCAGTTTAGTTTCAAGAGCTGTATCAGCATCCTTACGAGCTTGAACTTCAGCAGCTACCTCAGCACTGTTTGCCTCATCACCCGCAATTCGGTCTTCGATTTCTTGGTTAACCTGTTCTGTGATTGCAGCCAATTTCTTGGTAATGGTAGCAGCAAAGTTGGGGTCATTTCCAAGGGCATCAGCAATTTCCTTAAGAGTATCAAGTACTTCTGGAGCAGAACCAATAATCTTTTGGATAGCTGCATTTACCTCTTCCTCAGTTTGGAAACCAGAATCGTTGATAAGCTGAGAAAGATGCGTAATATAATTTGCCTTTTCCTCAATTCCATCAAGTTTAGCTTTGAGTATATCGGTAAAGTCATTCTTAGTCAAAGAATAGCCTTCACGTTTATCTACTTTCTTAGTATCAAGATCTTTATCACCTTTTTCTCTAGCAGCAGCCTCGGCAGCAATAGCATTAAGCAATTGCTCCTTGTCTTCTACACCCTGCTCTTTTACATCTTCGATTTTGTGTTCAAGAACTAAATCCTGAGCAGCACGAGTAGTAGCCTCTGAATCGATATTGTTCTGTAATACTTGGTCTGCAACAGTACGGGCCTGAACTTCTTTATCAATATTACCTTGAAGAGCATTATCTGCATTGGTACGGTCTGTTACCTCTTTAGAGATTTCATTGTGAAGAACTTGGTCCTCAGAATGACGGTCTACCTTCTCTTGGTCAATTTTACCTTGAAGAGCTAAAGTATCTGCCTGGCGATTAGTGATTTCTTCGTTAATCTTAGAATCCAGTACAGTATCTGCGTTAGTACGATTTGCAGTTTCTTCTGCAATCTTTGATTCAAGGGATGCCTTATCATTGATATGGAGAGTTTTAAGGTCATTTACACTTTCCTTAATCTCATTATCGGCAGCAATACGTTCATCTTTTTCCTTTTGGATAAGGTCCTTGAGTTCCTTCTCAAGTTCACCATTACCTTGATTTACCTTATCTTCAAGGTCTTTGATGTCTTCGGCATTCTTATCTACCTTCTTCTCAACTCTGTCGATTTCAGCTTTTAAGTCTGCCTTAACCGTATCAATCTTCTTATTGATTTGGTCTAACCCATATTCGAGGTTATCCTGAACTGCGGCTACTGCAGCACCCAAGGCAGCTTCAGCTTCCTTAGCCCGATTAACCTCTTCAGTTAAGGCAGTACGAAGGTCGGTTAATTTATTAGTGATAGTAGTTGCAAAGTTGGGGTCATTACCCAAAGCTTCTGCTAACTCTTTAAGAGTATCAAGAGCATCATCTGCACCATCAACCAAATCACTAATCATCTGTTTAACTTCTTCCTCAGTTTGATACTTTAAGTCATTTTCAAGCTGAGATACCTTAGTGATGTAGTTTGCATGTTCTTCAATGCCATCAAGTTTAGCTTTTAACTCATCAGTGAAGTCATTCTTAGATAAGTCATATCCTTCCTTCTTATCTACCTTATTTTTGATAGAAAGTACGAAAGCCCAGAACTCATTTATAGTTCCCCCAAAGCCAGCACGAACAAAGTCATCATAGTAACCCTGTAACAACCGCTGGTCAATCTCTTCGCAGGTGTAATATTTACTTACATACATATTTATAAAATTTAAGGATTAATTACTGAACGTTGACGACCCAGTAAGAATTCCGAATCTATATCCCTGAATGGTTCTCCCTCTGAACCACAGAAGGCATTCATTGGTATATTCGGATTTTCTGGATCTACATCTCCACCGTCTTCTATATCCCCCCGTATGCAAGCATAATCGGGAAGCTTATTTACACGGAATTTCATTACCTGGCCTATACCAGGATGAGGTATTATTTTATCCCAGATATCACCGAAGTAATCTTGAAAGCAGGTGACAAATTTGTTTCCGGTCATCGATTGAAATGCCGTTACATCGTTGCCATTACCTTTCATTTCAATATGAACTCCAGATGTACCATTAAGGATAACCAGATTACTATCAAACCAGATTCCACTGGAGGTAGTAATTGGGGTCCACCTCAGTACTAACATCTTTGCCATACACTTAATGTTTTATTCTACAAATTCAATTTTGGTATTTCGGTCTCTCTTTAGGATAACCATGAAAACTAGGGCCTCATCCTTTGCCTGAGCAGTTTGAGTGTCACCGGATGGTTTATACGTTATACCATTGATTACGAACCTATCTTGTTCCCAATTAAAATCCCAATATCCCTCAGAGGTAAGATAACCAATCTGTTCTATATAAGATTTAGAAATTAGTATTGATAAGTTTTCATCGTCCAATTCTCCAGTTACTGTAGCCTTATTAATTGGCCAGTTTCTGAAAGCATTGTAGTAACATAATGCCTCGATTTGGATATTGTAATACTTGGGTATACTATCTTCGGCATGACTGAGAAGTTGGTTAACATTTTTTGCCCAAGTTATGGTTTGTCTACCAGCATCCCAATCCAAGAAATCGGTGATAATTTTCTTGTATCTATCCCAAGAGCGGTTCTTTACCATTCTCCATGGTTCTTTTGTCATAGTTTAGTTAAAATTGAGTCATTACCACCCTTTACTGGTGTACTTGGGTTAGGCCCATCTAATATACCAGGTTTTCTTCGGTTAACTACCCTTGGTATTACAGTTCTGAATACTTCATCACAGAACGGTAAGTAGATTTCCAACCGTGAAGCTAACATACAAAGGTTCTTTCTTAATTCATCTATTAATCCACCCGGTTGCATTGCTTGAGAAAGTGTTTTCCATAGGGAACTTGTAGCATCTGCCAAGGTATCATAATATTGCACTTCAGTAGGCCCAGTAGTGATTTGTTTAATTCTATCACCTCGGGCAAGTTCTGGTTTAGAGGTACCATCACCGGTTTGTTCTTTGGTAGAAGTTAATTGACTTAAATATTCAGAAGTACTCGTTAATAAGTTAAGTATCTTCACATTAAGAAAATCCCATGCTGCCAATTCCATTATTAATTGGTTTTCTAGTGCTTCATACCATAATTCGTCAGTATATTTATCTGGTGGAATTGTATGATTTACTAGAGGTCCAATATAATATTGCCACTTGGTGATGTAAATGGATTTATCCTCTCGTGTCATACCATCGGAGATTTCTGATGGAATATAATGGTCAATTAAATTATATATTGTATCGGCTAATGCCGTATGCCCATAATCACAAACTACCAGAGTCTTATCTACGGTGATATCTAAACCATTCGAGTTAGTTACATGTAGGGTTACTGTATAGAAACCGGGAGCTTCATAAGAATAGGAAACATGTCTTCCACCATTGAAAACCTCTCCCTTATCATCGCCAAAGTCCCAGTCAAAAATAGATTTGGCCGGGACTTTGGATATGACTCTGAATGAAACTTCCAGACCTGACGTAACGTACAAAAAGTCCAGATTATTTTTCATATTAGTCTGTCTTATGTAATTTTCATATATTAACCTTTAGAAGAAGATTCAAATTCTTCCAGCAAAGCCTGGAGAAGTGTTTCTACTGTATCATCTTTCTCGGCAACGATTTCATGTAAACCAGCTACTAGCTTCAGTTCTTCAAGAGAATATCCCTTTGAAAGCTTTTCCAAAGTCATGCCCTTTTTAAACTGGGCATTTAACTTCTTGTCCAACTTTTCGATGTCAGCCTCCGAATACTTTTCGATTTCCGATTTATCAGCAATGATAATCAGATGACCCGAAGCAACAGCCTTCTGAATTTTCGGTGTACGGAATTGACGACGAGTGAGTTCTTTTTCTTCTCCTCTACAAATGGTAATACCAGTTGATTGGTCATGAAAACTGTAAGCTCTTGGTCCAACAGTTAATGTGTATTTATTATCTTTAGCCATATTTCCTAAGATTAAAATAAAAGTTGATTAAAGAGGGGATGGGTCTTTTTAGTTACCCACCCTCTCTGGGAATTTATATAGATGAAACCGGACGTTCTTATTCAAGATTAACCATCAGGTAAGGATCTACGTTCATGAATTCTGGGAATCCGAATTCAGAGAACTTCTTATCTGCAGCCAGCAACAGAGCAGCATCTTGGTACATCTTTGAGAAGCCAGTAGTTAAGCTTGCATAAACAGCCTCAGTTTGGTTAGAAACGATTCTTTCAGATTCCAACATCAATTGACGAGCGGTAAGCTTAATCAAGGCAGCAGATGTATCAATTAACAATAATTGCTGATCTGGAGTGCCCGGGTGAATATAGAAGTCAGCATTCTTGGGAACCGGAGACTTCACATTCAGTGTAGCTTCAGTTGTACCAGAATGACGATCTTTGAATTCTGGCAAGTTCAACATTTCAATTGCCTGATCTTCACCACCAATCATAGTAGTAAAGTTACGTCCCATACGAGCAGCACGAACCCAAATATGCAATAGATCCTTGTAAGTAATGCCATTGGTTGTTTCGTATACACCAATTACTGGGGCAGACTCAGAGCCATCGGGGTTGTTACCATTGATAGCCACGTCCATAGCCAGAGTATCCAAAGCATAACCCAACTGAACACCAAAGTCACGAAGATAGATCCCCAAGACATCGAGTGAAACATAGTTACGAACTTCATCAGTAAGTTTGAAACCCTTTCCGATTTTGAAGAGGCTAACTGATTTTTGTCCGAAACTAACATCACCCAAGGGAATAGTTTCTGCTTCGTTAACCTTTGCAGGAGCAGCATCCGACATATTAACCATCGGCATAATTGCTTGCAATCCGTTAATAGGTTGGTCTGAAGCGATGATGTTCGGATAGAACGGTGCTTGACGCATACCCAGAGTGATAGCAGCACGGATAATCTCCGGAACAATCCAACGGATATTCTGCTGAGGCATAGTAAATATGTTCTGCATGGTATCAACCTTTGGATTGATGCCCACCTTTTCGAAGAGTTCATCCTGTGAAATTCCCCATTTACCTGTAACCAATTCTTCAAAGGTTACTTCTACAGGCTTCTTATCCTGTGAACCGGAACGAACAGCTTCCAAGCTTCTTACCATTTCCGGCAGCTCATTCATAAAGTCCTGAGCCTTCATTTTTGTAATATCAGTCTTATTTTCCATAACTTTCTTTTCTCTTATTTAATGAGTACTTGGATTACCTCATTTGCCTCCTCTGCAGGATTGAGGGCAATGAACGGAGTTGAAATACCTTGATTAGCCTTAACGAAACGGTCGTTAAGCAATTTTCCATCGGGAGTTACATAGCCAGCTTCGATAGTTCCGTTTGATACCCAGTTACAAATCATATAACCTTCTACAGCCACTGTTACTTCTACTGGGAAGTTTCTTTGAGGCTGATAAGCCGGGTTAACGTTATCCGTTACTGCCACACCCAAGTAAACTTGAGTAGACGGGTCAGTACAAGGGTAGATCAAACCGTCTTCATTTAAAGCTACCGGCATACCTTGTACAATTTTCTCTCCAGCTTTAACATTGAAAGCCTGATGCAATTTGTGGGATTCACTCTTGTAAATCACCGCTCTCGGAGTTCTTTCCCCAAAGAGAGTAAGTTGTTGAGGATCGTTTACGATTTTCGTTGTTTCCATAATGCGGATATTTATATAATAACTTATTTAATTTTGTTTCGATACAAATTATCGATCACATTCTTAGTACTCGGTAATTCTGAATTCTTGGTTGTGTCTGCACCGTCGGTAGTTTTTTTACCTTGAGTATCATCTTCAGTAACTGAAGAAGCACGGTTAACATCCTTAGAACCACACTTAGAGCAGGTGAGAGGGAACTTCTCTTCCAAGCGAGCTTGGTAATCCTTAGTCAAGGAAACAAGAGTAGTAATACCAGTTGTTTCTGCATTAAGCATTGTAACAATGGTTTCATCAGCATTATCACCCATCAACTTTTTGTAGGTTGCTACTGCATCTTCACGAAGAGAAGCAATATGATTCTTTCCTACAGTTGCCATCTCTTTCAGATTAGCCACTTCTGCATTCAAGTTAGTAACCTGTTCCGTAAGAGAATTTTTCTCTGTAGTAAGGTTATCTACTGAAGTTTGCAGTTCATTTCTGGATGATACCAAACTTTGAATGCAGGCAACTACTGTTTCCTGATTCATTTCTTTACCTTCCTCAAGGGTAAGCAGATTATCCCCGAAGAGGCTCTCTAGAAATTTTTGTAATTCGTTCATACTATTTTTTTCGTTTGATTGATTATCCTTGGCATCATTATCATTAAAAGAACCTTGAGTATCGTCCTTTTCTTGATAAGAAGTTAGGTCAGATTTATAATCAGTAAAGAAGTATTGCTTCGATTTATCGTCTCTGTATTCTTCATAAGATGCCCAAGTTCTTTTAGCAAAGGTAGGATTAATAATCTTACCATCAGAACCGATTTTTTGAGCAAAAGAATCAGCTCCATGAGATACCAATGAAGTCTCCAGGTAACGAACTATCTCAGTAACTATTCTACGTACCATCACTCCCTTAGAATCATAGGTACCGAGTTTCTGATAGAATTCGTTATCCTCCATTTGAGGATGTGATTTATCCCACTTGAATTGTACTGTGACAGAGTTACTGTGAATTGATGGTGGTTCCATAAGTATACCTCTAGCAATCCTTGGATTGGCTTTACCATCAATTTTCAGAATACCGTTGATACCTGCAGGTATAGTGAAGCTTCCATCTTTGTAAGACTCTTGCCACATTACCTGAGATACAGCACCGATAGCATTACCTATGTTAGTTTCATGGTCACAGTTTACTGTTTGACCAAGTAACATTTTCATAGAAGCTTTCAATACTCCATTTTGACCAAAGTCTGTAGGGTTCCAATTCTTAGATACAATCGTTTCCGAAAGTAATCTGAACATAGGTTCAATAAACTCTTCATCTTTAGGAGTTAATTCTGATTTATCCAGGTTAGGGTAATAGGTATTATAATCTATATCCCCTCCCCAAAATCCAAATTGAGCAATGGAGTCCGGTGTAGGATTCTTCCATTTATAGTAATTCTCTGAGAAAGTCTGGGCTCCCACTGCTTCTGGTATATAACCAGCCATAATGGTATGGCCTTGACCTATCACCATAGAATCAAGATGCTCTTTGTTTTTCTTTGTAAATTTACTCATCTTGGTTTAGTATTTTGGTCTCCTCGAGAAGGAGCCGGGTTATTCTTATCTCTTGACCTACGAGCAGATTGATTTTTATCATCCTGCCTTTGTTTCTTTTTAGTTCCCTCTTGAGGATCTGAATTACCACCTTTAGCAAATTGATCTTCCAATGAAACTCTTGGTTCTTTCTCATCCGGGGAATCATAGCCCATTGCCCAAGCATACTGTTCTTGGCTAATAATACCAGCCTTATACAGTAAGTCAAGGTTCTGTATCTTATACTGAAGACCCTGTTGGATTTTAACTTCATCAGAAATTGTAGAAGTTCCCCAATCAATCTTCATTCCCTTATTATTAAATCCTGCCAGACGCAGTTCTAGAGAATAAAGTCGATCTAATACATAAGCTACGAGCATTTGGATATTTTTTAACTGGCTAATCATCTTAGACAGCATTATACCCGTTGCCCCTTCACCAGTAGTAGCAGATACTCCAATGATAGAGCCATTAACTCCCAAACCATTAGCCACGGATTGTTGATTCATATTCCAAGGCTTTTCGATATTACCAAGTTCTTTGGTAGTAGAGTTGAGTTTAAATTCGTGGTCATCAATATAACCCGCAACAACCCCATCCTTCATGCCATCCTTAACATTACGTTTTAAAAGATTGAGCTCTCGGTTTAGTCTAGATTCGTAAGCATTTATACTTTCGTTAGCCCTTTGAGGGGATTTCTGCATTTTAGCTTCAAGAAAACCCACCATACCACAAATCTCCATGATATGTTTGAAATTAATCTTCATATCATTTTGACCCTTGAGAGAATCTAAGGCAGGCATAAAGGGAGGAACTCCATAGGGTTCATCTGTATCATTGAACATACCAACATAGAAATAAGTTTCTGGGTTAAGCTTAATGTAATCTTGTTGCTTGTTCCAGTAATTATGATTCTTTTGATAAGGATGATACACCCCATTTAATTCACGTTTAAACTTGATATATTCTGGTTTAAGGAATAATACCGTAGCCAAACCATCTAGTTTATCATTGGGAACTCCCTCTACAGATATTGCTCCACTTACAAGAAGTTGAACAATCATTTTGTTAACTAAACCATCTATACCGGCAGTATATCTGGTCCATCCTTTGGTTGCTTTTTTAAGATGGTCTCTCATCTTAGAAGCCTCTTCATCTGTATTGTTTGGAAAGGTTACTGTATGACTGGTGTTAGCTAACTTAAACATATCTTGCAATGCAATGCCCATATCCGGATTTACTTTATATAAATCTCGGATTAAAGGTATTACATCAACACGAAAAGAGGGTTCAACTATTTTAGTTAACCCTTGTAATGAGGTTATTAAGTTATCGCTATCATCGTCAACTGAAACTCTACCTGGTGAGATAGGTGTAGATGGCTTTGCTTCCTTATTCTGGGAAGAATCATTCTTGGGAGGGTCCTTTTTACGGCCCCAACCCCAATTAAAATTGAAGTACTTTTTCATCTTGGTTGTACGATTACGTTAGTTTTTCCTTTCCTTATGTGATTAGTGATTGCTTTCCCAAAGATGTCATCATCGGAATATACATCACCCTCTAAGTCTACATCCACTGCAGAGTTATTTGCTCTGTGTTTACCCATTGCAACAGGTCTACCAATACCATCATAAATGAAAGTATAAGCTTCCTGAACGAAAAATGGGTCTTTGATAATTACATTATCATTTCGGATATCCTCTTCTAGGTTCTCTATTATCACTGAACGATTCTTGGTGGTGGTTAACCAACCAGGAGATTTATCCATCTCTGGTCGGCTTTTGCCCTTTTTCTTGAGCATCTTTTGGTAGTAATACAAATTCGGATAACCTTCATCCTGGAGTTTAGAGGTTACTGCTAAACCAACGTCATTGGATTCTGGAGCTATCAATGCTTGATTAAATAACATCCCAGTATCACCAAGTAACTTAGCATAGGTACCCACTGCCATTCTTCCCTTGTATATACATTGTTCTTCACCTTGCTTATCCATGCAAGTAAATGAAGAGTAGTCAGTAGCTCTACCAGTTGAAACGTCAGCACCAATGAAATATTCTTTGTCATCTTCTGGTTCACAGAACTGCCTATACTGACCATTGAATCTCCTCTTTATCACTGGGTAATCACTAAGGCAGTCTTCGATAGCTTTGATGTCAGCTAAATCGAAGACTGTGTTACCTGATGATAAGAAGTCACCATCAATTTCTTGGGCAGTTCGTTTAGCTCCCAAGGCAGAAGACATTTGATTGTACCAATTAATGTCTCGTTCTGGGTGCATTTGCCAGTATAATCGAATTGGATTGAATGGGTTTCCTCCAGCAATAGCATCTACCCAAGTTGAATGATAGAAGTTACCTACACCGTAAGGAGTTGAATTGACGATAGCAGCACCACCAGTGGATAGTGTTGGAAAGGCTGCTGCCCAAATCTGAGCTGCCCACCTAACTATTGCTGCTTCGTCAATTACCAGGAGTGAAAGTGATTCAGAACGACCGGCTTCTGATGAGGTCGGAATTGATTCAATGAAAGAACCGTTATCGAATTCTATCATTGAAGCAGAACCATATTCTCCAGTTCTACCATTTATGATTGGTGTTTGTAAATACCAGGGCAAATTCTTGTACATGAATTTAATTTTCTTCAGTACCTTTTTTGCTGTGGTGTCCTTAATAGAGATGATGTTAATCTTCTTGTTAGGATGATACATAGCCAACCATAGGCAGTACATTGAAATAAGCTCTGTAATACCAGCCTGACGAAATTTCAGGATGATATTAAATCTTTCGGCAATGAAGTTATACAGAACTGATTTCTGAAAGGGGTATAGGTCGAATCTTACCTTTCCCAATACTGGGTGTATCACATTACAGAAAAGGCTAAAATAGAAAACATCTACTGAAACCCTTGAGAGATTTGCAAGCTCTTCTCGAGTTAAAGTATTTCGAATTTCTGAGATAGTCTTTGCCATATCTAAAAGTTATACGTTATTTGAAATTCGATGTCAGTACCTATCCCAGATTTTATCTTCGGATAGTAAAATGTATTGACCCCGAGTTTGTAATTAAATCTCTTAGTCTTGATTGAAAGACCAGCTCCCATATCGAAGAGATTATTGAAAGGTCTGTATTTGCCATAAACGTATGGACTAAGTGATAACTTTGCAACTTTCTTTCGAGTTAATTGACCCTCATACCAATTGTAGTTGTACTTATCCAAGTCGATATTGAATAGTCTAGTTGAATAAGTTCCTGATTGTTGGTTTAGGAAACTTAGGTTCAACTGATTCTTCTTTAAGACAACTTGAACCAGGGAATCTTGTTTACTGATAACTGGCTGTCTTATGGAATCAGGAAAGAGAGTTGACTGCTTCTTGTTATCGTAAACTAAGATTTTACCTGGTTGAGTTTCTTCAGAGTACTTCTTCTCTGGTTTGAATGGTTTGTCTAAGTGGACTGTATCTGGGATTTCATTGACCGCTTGATTCAAGGAATAAACTTCTCGAGTTAGTTTGTAATTCCTGAAGCAAAGGTAAATAGTAAATCCTAGAAGTACAATGAACAAGGCCCATTTTAATTTCTTCATGGTTTTTCGATTTTAGTGAAAACTGGGTACTCACTCGTTTCCTTGTTTTCCCTTAACAATCCCTTTCTTACCTTCAGTATAGATTTCTTTTATGTTTAGCTTTCTTTCCAGAAAGCACTTTCCTAAAAAAGAAAAATATATAAAAAGAAAAAAGGGTTTTCAAACAGCTCAAAAACAGCTCAGTTTAGCTACTCTTCTTTTTGAGGCATTTCTTAAACCAAATCCCCACTTCATAAACCGAACCCTTGGCAATCGTATATCTTGCCTTGTTTAACCAGTAATGGTGATTTTTAAAATCCCCCTCATAGGTATCACCTCTGGTAGTTTTGTAGAGGTAAATTTTAAATTTCTCTGGGAATCCCATAATTGCCTTGAAATCCTCAATTCCCAAAGGGTACCCATCAGGTCTAAATTGCCTATCAGCAGGTCTTAGGGTTAATGGTGGTTTATCATCTTCCAATCTGTATACTCCTGGGAGAGTACTCATCTTAGCTGTCTTGATAGGCCACTTCTTTTCCTTGTTGAAATCTCTAACCCAGAGTCGATGTATCTTTGCTACTGTGAGATTCTTTTTCTCAGGTAGCTTTCGATAATCATACATTGCCAGGGTTTTTGCCATAAACGGAATCTGGTTGGTATCAATTTCAGAGCTAAACGTTAGCGGCTTAAGCAACTCTCTAGTTGTCTTTAGCTCATTAACTTTAAATACTTCATCAAAAGCATTCAAGTATTTCTTACCGGTCTTTTTATGCACTCCAATGATGAGTAATCTCTTCCTTGATACCTGAGAGTTCCCATAGTCAGAAACTGACCTTTCGTGAAAAACTAATTTATAGTCTTTCAGAGTTTCCTCAAAGAAATCCTTAGGTAGCAAGGATAGCAGTCTTGGTAGATTTTCTATAAGAAATACTTTAGGTTTATACTTTAATATTGCAGCAATTACTAGATTAAGACTACGGTTATCCTGGGGATTACCCAATTCCTTTACTTTTGATAACCTCATAACCGAGGATGCCCCACAATCGGGTGATGAAATTATTATGTTTACTTTCTCATCAAATTCTTGTAAACAAAAACCTTTATAGAATGGTATATCCCCAAAGTTGAGTTTCCATTGTTCTTCGCCCGGTGTATGGAATACTCCTCTAATCTCTATATTCCCTAACAAATTTTTCTTAAAAGGGAACAGGAGTGCACCCTGTCCAGCGCACACTCCCAATACCTTTAGATTCTTCATTTCTTGTAACTTCTCAATTTTACGTACTTAAGCCATGCAAATGGTTTACGATTCTCCAAGTAGTATGGGTCTTTATCATTATTGTGAGCTTCCTCTTCAAAACTTACATCATGATACCTTTCATTCTGTTTGTTCCAACCTGCAAAGCACATGATGATAAGGTATTCGATTCCATACCAAATGTAGAAGAGTCCCAGGCCCAATATTACAATCCACCAAATTGATAGATCGAATATACCACAAAGGAATAAACCTATAAATAGACCCAGTGCAGTACATTCAAACTGTTGTACTTGATGAGTACGTTCATGGTCAATATCCTCTTGTAACAAATCCTCCTTTTTATCTTTGAAGAAGGAATTATAGAGGAACGTAATTGCTTTGTAACTGGGGAAAAGGAATACCTTTGCTACCCAGCTGTTAAAATGACATCTTTTCATATCTTATCTTTGAAGTTTTCGTAAGAGTTTCTTAGCTTTTGGTCGTAAGCATTTTGTGCATATCCAGGACCATTATACTTTCTTGCAAAGCCTGCCCAGTCCTTTTCCTTGAGATTCTTCAAACAACCAGAGGTATTCATGAAGTAGTACATCAATTCCAGTTGTTTTTCGTGAGATTCTGACATCTTATGAACGAATTCATAGACATCTTTACAGCTACAAAGATTGTGATTGAAGCCCATAATCTGGAACATTCCCCAACTTGCAGACTTTAAAGCACATTCTTCGTCAATTTCTTTGGCTAATTCAAGTCTTTTGTACTCATGAACGCCTCCAAGATACTTCGATTTATCCCATTTAGGGAAAAATACTGTAGGATACTTCTTGCAAAGGTAACCTAAATCTCTGTCAGGGAACTTTTTATGAAATTCCTTGTACATGATGTGACCTTCGAAAAGAATTTGAGGTCTCCCATCAGCCAAAAATCCATCTCTACCAGCTGCTTCTACTACTTGAACAGCTTTCAATAGAGCTGGTTCTAGACCTAAACGATTAGCAAGGTCTCTAATCATCTCATTTGTTAATTTATCCATAACTTATCAGTTTTAATGGTTCAATTTTAGTAACGAAAGTATTGCTTATAACCCATTTTCGGGATGTTAGTTGGTTCTATTATCCTATATAATTCTAAAATATAATGCAATATGGAACGAATCAAAGAAGAAAACCGATGCAAGTTATGTAGGGAACCCATTAACCTGGACGATTTTGAATCAAGTTTTGAAATACCTCAGTTAATGGCAAAGAAACACATCTGCTTTAGTTGTGCTTTCTGGATGAAGAGGAAAGAGTATGATGAAAAGTTGTTAAAAGAGTACTTCAATAGCGGTACTACTAACAGTTCAAGAATTCCAGTAATTACACCTAATTGGGAACATTGGATAGTAAAACCTTTTCAAAATCTCTTAATTGAAGTAGGTACTTTCTCTCGAGTAAAACTAGAAGCTACTCGTTATTACATGGCAGTAATATCCGATGCTTACCCCAACAAGGTATGGTTCATTGATAACAATAACATGTCTCACCAGGGCACTATTCCAGAGCATCTAAGACATTTATATACTCCAAACGGTATATATCTTTCTCCCATGGAATGGAAACTCTTCCAAGACCGCAAAACAGTTACCTCGGATGAGATAAAAAATATGATTAATAATGCAATAATATAAAATAAATTTCGTATATTTGCATAAAGAATTAATTAACTAATTAGATATGAAAAAAGAAAAGAAAGAAATCAAAAAGCTTCGTGAAGGTGATGAACTATTCTTCCAACTTGGGGAAAGACAAATCATGGAGAAGGTGAAAGTAGAATCCATTGATAATAAAGGTGGGTTTGCAGTTTTAAGCAACCGAGTAAAAGTTGCTAGAAGTTTAGGTCCTGATGATACCTATGCAAGATTAGATGGGAAAGATGGAAAGATATTACCTCTTACCGAGGAAAATGAGAAACATTTCCTGGCATTCAAGGCATATTTCTCAATCAAGAGAAATTCAGAGATATTGGAGAAGGGTCTCAGGAATATGAGTAAGGAGGAACAAGTTGAGGTTCTTATCGAATTCGATAAGAAGTTTACCAAGATTATTAATAAATACTTCAAGGAGGAACAATGACTACGGTAATATTGATAATTTACATGGTATGCTTACCGTTCACGGTGTTCTTTGTAAAAGCAACATTAGAATACTTACCTCAATCACATAGGGTACATTCACTGGTATTATTTCTATCGGTCTGGTTTTTGCTACCTTTGTTTCCGATTTACCTATTATTGAAATTCATAAAACATAAACTGGTATGAGATACTTTTTTGACAGAGACGGTAATTATGCTGGGTCATCAATGCAAGGGTGGGAGATTCTTCTCCTACTCTTGTTCCCAGTTGCTCTAATAATCTTCCTCGTATTCTTACCTTTCTATGTATTTCATAAATACAGTTCTAGAGAAGAGGATAAAAAATACGAGGAAGAACATCCAGAAATACTAAAAGTAGATTCTTATATTACCTGCTGGTATCCATGGCATAGATATTCTGTTGCATATACACTGGCTCTTATATTTTGGGTAATTGCTTTTATAATTGGGATATTATCTTAATACAGGTATTAAGTTGGAACTACCCAATAAAAATTCAAATCTAATGGATATTTTTTAGTGGGGTTAAACTTACTGGAGAGTATAGGAGTATCACTGCTAGCAGAGGGAGTTGAAACTTTTGTAAGAGTATAGGAACCCAATCCAGTTGTTTTTGTTGTAAAGTATGAATTACTTGGTAAATTGTAGTTAGGACTAAAAGCATTACCATTCTTATCGAGGCAGGACCAAGACAACATTTCGAAATTTCCCGGGTACAGGTTAGCAATATAGACATTAATAGCATATCTATTTTTATTTACTATCCAATACTTATTTCTGTTACCATCAGCCATAGATCCACCTTCGCCACTAATATTGGTAGTAGCCTTAAAAAAAGCACTCGTGTCTACTCCATTGATGGTTATAGGATTAAAACGTATTTCCCAATATTCTTTTTCTTCGGGAGTAGTAAGGTGTAGATTTATTTTATTACCAGATTCATTTTGTGTAAGTACACAAAGCCCAGAAGTACTGTCATCTCGTGCAGTAATCTGAATACTATTGTTACTTTTGTCTTCCTCCAGAATATAGTCCGGGGTATTGATGCTAGCAGAATAACCAACTCCAATAACCCCGGACAATTTGCCATTTACATACTTACTCTTTTGAGATTGTATTGTCCATCTCTCAGAGTTTCCATTTTTTATTTCTGCATATACATCTTGGGTAGATCTTTCACCACCCCTACTACTACTGATTCTGAATTCTGTTTTTTCTTTCATAATCACTTTAAATATTAGATTAGTTATTCGATGAATAAATTCCAGCTCTCCTTGAGATTTGGGGATATATGTCTAGAAGATTTACGATGGTCATATTGTCTGAACGATCGAAGAAGTTTATATCGACACTATAGATAGTCTGTGGACTTGGGTAATTGAAGTCTGCAACCATTACATAGGTATCACCAGGTATCTTAATCCCGGGTCGATCTGCAACCCAGGCATCATCTTTATATTGTACATTTGGACCAGTTACTACTCCATCGTTTGCGGTAGACCAAGGGGAGTACCTATACTTACTCTGAATATCATAGGTGAGGTCCTTGGTAGTATTATCTCCAGTACCATCCTCATAGCCTACCCATACAAAGCATCGATCTACATTAGAAGCCAACATAGATTATATTACCTGATTCGGATTGAGTAAATCTATTGCTAGCATTTCTCTCAGAGCTTGTAGTATTTTCTTGGCATACTGCTCGTAATATCCCAATTCGGTGACTCCAAGCTGGTTGGCAGTTCCCCAATCTGTGACTTCTATCAGGGAAGTAGTAAACCAGTTAAGGTTAGAATAGTCGCCTGTGAAGCTTACTCCTATTTCTTCTGACAGATCCCCATTTATCAGTTTTTCTTATAAGATTCGAGGAGGTAATAGAAAGTCCCCCCCGAGGGTAATTTAAAAGTTTTAGTTATAGTACTCATTGTTATTTTTTCTTTTGGTTTATAGAAAGAACTTTGATATCGCCAATACCAAAGGGATAAGTGAAGGGTGGGTATTTGTGGGATATTTGGTCTCTGGCTTCTTTGTGTGTTATGTGGGCATGTGTGTGGTGTGGGATATCTGGGCATGCCCTTATCACGAAGAGTGATTTTTGTGGGGTAGTAAAATATGTAATTTGCCTTCAAGGTACCCCTTAATGCGAAAGCTTCGAAAGTTGTGGTACTAAAAGGGGAGTACGGTTCCCTTAAATTTAACATTTGAAAATAAAAACAAAGGGACAAAGATTTTTATTTGTCCCTTTGTTTTCTTTAATCTTTGAAAGTATTGTTATCGTCTTTCAAAATTTCTTTTATATCTCTATAACATTGAATCCCTAAATAAATTACTCCTACAAATAAAAATATATTTAATATCATAGTTTTATTTTTTTTTATGATAGGGAATAAAATTTATTCCCTATCTGATTAATATTTTATTTGATTGATTTTTTTACAACCTCAAGCCCTTTTATTAATATCTCTTTCTTTTCTTCTTTTGTGTTTTCGCTTGCAATTGAAGAAAAAGAAAAATCATTTATAACATAGACTTGTTTATAAAAGTCTATAAAGCCGTCAATTAGTTTTTTATCTGCATTTGTTGCAATTGTTGAAAGAAAATTGAAAGTAACATTTCTAAATTTTTTTCTCAAAGATTTTATTTGCTTTTCGTTTGCACCCTCAAAAAGTTCTTTTTTATAAATTTCTGTTTTTGTCCCTAAAGCCGTTTTAAAAAGTCCTTGATTTTTTTCTTTGACTGATTTTAAAACGTCTAAAGCTATTAAGCTATTTGCTTTGCTGTTTACAATTGCTTTTTCTGCATTCACTTTGTTAATTTGATTTTTCATAATTAAATTGCTTGAAAGTTTTATTATTTATTATTTTTATTACCTTTTCAAATAGACTTTCAAGACTTTTTAAACTATTTTAATAAGGTAGTATTTATTTCGTTTCTGTATTGCAAATATAAGAACTATTTTTTAATCTACAAAATTTTTAGAGAATTATTTTCTTAAAAAGTTTTAAATAAAATCTTTCAAATATCTTTTTGTTTTTCTCACATTGCAAAGATACAAACTTTATTTTAATCTACAAACATTTTCAAGAAAATTTTTTGAGAAAATGAATATTTTTATTTTCAAAATTATTTTTGTGAAAAATCTATAAATTCAAAAATTTATTGCACCCTAAAAAGGACTTAATTTTTGCACTTAATTTTGGGGGTTCACAAGGAGAATCTTCACACGCCTTGTAGTGGGCATATATGATATGTATAAGGATATTCCTATATGGCCTATGCCTGTCCTCTAGGAAGTGTGTTATATACCTGTATATTGATAAGGCCATATATGGACTAAGGTGATAAAGAATTAAGGCCCTTAAGATATATCCCTCTATAAAACCCCTTGGTCCTATTTCAATAAGGCCATATATGGACTATGGTAAGCCTATGGGAAAAGTGTTTCATAGATTAGCCTATAATGGCTTACTAAGTTAGCGTAAGTAAAAACCCAGGTACCTTAGTTAGGCCCTGGGTTAGGTAAATTAGTCTAGGCAAATAGTACTGTCTGAGTCTAGGATTATTATATGGTCTGATTGGTATATAATATCCGATGAGACCTGTTTTAGCTTATTGGGTTGGTAGGTTATTATACCAGTATAGACATCATATAAGAAATGATGTAAGCCCTGGGATAAATCTAAGTTATTGATTTCCTGTTGTTCCTCTAGAGTCCAAGTGTCTAATGGGGGATCCCTGAGGATTTGAATTAGGTATTCGAAATTAGTTTCCATTGTAATAAGTATTATAAGATTAGTATTCGCAATAACCCTAATTGCCTTATGAGGTACCTAAGAGCCTTGAAGGTTAGATTGCCTTTATCCCTCTAAAATCCCCAGGGGCCATTAATGGAGATTACCTAATCACAAAATTGTCCTAGAGCTTTACAAATAATGCTAATATAAATACTAAGCAAATTACTGCATAAAGCTCTAGGACATTATTACCTATCCCTTTATAATTACCTTTTCAATATTAATTATTATCTGGCCATTGGGGTTATCCTTACCTTTCTTTAATAAATAACCTATACTACCCATCGGTATATTATAGGCCTTACATAATTCATCCCAAGTTTTATAATTTGCCTCTTGCTGAAGAGCCTTAATGAACTTAGGATTATATTTCCTACGTTTCCTATCACTAACCTTAATAGGGGTATAGGTAGGTTTAGGTTTACCTCTTAGATCTTCCCAAGCATATAAGTTAGGAAATAACTGAGCAAAGTATTTCTGAACGGTAATGCTTCTACGTTTACCTTTAGCATCAATCAGTTTCATATGTCCCTTTATGAAATGATTGGTTGTTTTGTTCATTATCCTACCATCTGAATAGAATCGGTAAGATGGGAAATCTTTGTGGGTTCTGTGTTTTCATATTACCTTGAATTTTTAATTAGTATGTATTATATAATAGTGCTTGGTAAGGTAATTCGGATAAGGCAAATTAGGGGCCCCTAATGGTCGGATTTTGTGTACCTTTTTAGCCTTTTTGAGTTTGCCTTTAAAGTGTGTAGTAGAGCTATATGGTATAGTGGCTATATAGTGAGTTGAGTGGCTTTGTATAGTGGCTTGGGTTATCACTTGCCTTGTTTGCCTAAATCCCCAAAACCCCCGGCGAGGTACCTTGATATATGTATTAGGTATTATTATATTAATAGATGGTATATTAGTTATAGAGGGGATAGATGGTATATTAGTTATAGAGGGGATAGGTAGATATTATATTATGTACCTTAGTTAGCGTTAGTATGATTTTGTTTTATTTTTGTGTTGGGTGGTGTGGGAGGTACCCGGTATTTATTCCAGGTACCTTGTGGGTATTTATTCGATTAGGTATACCTGTATGAAGGCATATACTAAAAGGATTATGATTAAATTCATTCTGTAGATGAATTTCTTTGTTAGGTAGGCTTCTTCATTTAGGATTAGAAGCCCGATCGTTACGATGAGTAGGATTAGTGATTTCATAATTTTTAGTATTATTATATGTATCTTAGTATAATCCTATATGTGTAGGATACCAGGATTAGTGATGAGGTGTATAGGGTTAGGATTATTAGCTGTGAGATGATATACCTTATTTTATTTGTTGGGTGGGTATGCTTGTGGGCTTGGTAGATATCCTCATTTCGTATTAGGATGAGGATAGTTCCTACGGATAGGATTATTCGGATTATGTGATAGATGATATTCATTTCTTTTTGTTTCTTAGTTTCTGTATGGGATTACCATTTCCTCTGTGAATCCCTCTGTGTATTCTTTAGTGTG